CCAGTTTCAATACTGGTTGAGGTCGCCACTGCCCACATAATATCAAGTTGTAGTTTATCAGGTAGTTTCTTCATCTTCCTCATCAGACAGGACAGTTCCCATAGGACCTTTTTTGATACGCTCCCACTCTTTTTCTGCTTCAAGCATATCATCAAACTTCTTCCTCAGGTCTTCACCCAAAGTCAGTTCAAACTCATCAGCAACCTTACGCATATCTTCTTCTCTTCGGTCTTCACTAAATGCAAGACCACAAGCACCTTTCATAATGTTGATGTCATTATGACCCATCGCACGGGCAACAGTTGCGAAGAAACGGAACAGTTGATGAACATTAAGGTCTTCAGCAGGAATCTGAAAAGTATAATGCTCTTCAGGAAGCACAGTATCATCAAAACCGCTGCTGTAACTGGTGGAAGTCCATTCAGTATCAAACTGAACCTTGAGAGATGCCTTATACATTTTGAGGAGGGGGGTGTTTGATTTATAAATGTATAATACCAAAAAGAGCACCTGAAATCAAGTGCCCTTGTGACGGTTCTTCAACTGTCCTTTTTTATTTTACGACCAGCAACCCACCCCTCACCAGGACACTCTATCATAAATTTACATTTTTTCCCATCACTCCACCACTTTTTACCTTTATTTTTTATTCCACATTTTATTTTAGTTTCTTCTGAATGTTTTTTCCCCAACTTTGAGTTACTTATTTTTCTTTTATGCTCTTCTGTTATTGGTTTACCTCTAAAAGCATCACCAACTTTTCTTTTATGTTCTTCTGAAAGTTGTTTTCCCTTTTTTGATTGACTAATTTTTCTTCTTACTTCTTCCGAATGTGTTTTTCCAGTAAAAGAACCAATAGTTATTATTCTTCCAGAAACACCATCACCACCATCAGTTTTATTATATAAAATACCTGTTCCTAAATCTTTTCTTCCAAAGACAGCAATCATATACTTTTCGTGCTTGAATGCTTCTTCTTCGGTTAAATTTTGTTTGAGAAATATTATTCTGGTCTCATCTTTTGGTTTATAACAAGGTCTTCCTCTTTTTTGATATATTCTATATCCAGTCCCTTTACCTATGTAATAAGGTGTTTTATCCTCACGCAAATATGCATAGGTATAAAATCTGTATGGATTTACCATAGTTCTACTCTTAAACTAACCGCATTAGTATTTATAATACAAAGGAGAGGATTTCTCCTCTCCAACCTTACGGATTGCGGTCAGTTAAGGCATTACTATTTAGTCCTCATCATCTTCGTCATCAAACAAATCTACATCAACACCATCAGTAAGTTGTTTCAATCTATCAAAGAAATCTTCATCAAGAGGATAAACTTTTTCTTCACCCCTATCAATTCTGTCACACATTTCCATCAGGTACTCAAGAAACTCTTTGGGATAAGTTTCATCCATATTGATACTACACCAAAACCACTGATAACACTCTTCATATGGGTCATCAGTTGGAAGTAGAGCATAGTCTTTATAGTTTCCACTAATGAGGTCTCTCCACATCTTAAAGTTATTCCACATCTCCCTCCAACCAGTTTGGAAGCAGTGACCGAAATAATACTCAACCCAGTTCAGTGTAGTCTTCTTGCTCATTGAGTTCCTCCCTATAATCCCATCTCCAAGTGCGTGAAAGAATATCTACATCCAGTCCAAACTTATATGCCCAGAACAGAATGGAGAACAAACCATTAGAACCAAATGTGACTTGTAGATAAGGCCAAGATGGATAATCATTCCAACTAACAGATAGTTGAAGCAGTGACCATTTCTTTAGATTTAAAACCTGAATATAAAAGTCATGCCCAAAGTCATAATGGTGCTTAAATTGAAATAGAGTCATCGTCCTGTTACATCCTCATAGTCTTGTAGTTTACCATGTTTGAAGTGAAGTTTCAACCTAGGCCAATCTTCCCATTTACCCTTCCATTGTTCTGGGTATATTTCAATGTATTTTGTAATAATGTGAACAGCAAACTTACCGTGCTTTCCTGTAGGTATCCACTCATAGTTTAAGAAAAGATGTTTATCATTATATCGTGGATCATCTTTTTCAATAACCTCAAATGTAGAAGTTCCTTTATAATCACCACACCACAAATAACCAGCAGGATCTATCCAGAAGTGAGTCATGGTTCCACTATAACCTTCCTCAATATCTTTGGTTTGGTTTATATCCATGAAAGGTTCTGGTAGGGGATAACTACTCTTCACCCAGTCAAACATTCCCATTAGATTTTCTCCAAATCACAGCAGGTTAGGGCATTTAGTAGCAACAACAGCAAGGGCAGTGACTTCAATCGCAGGAGATTTGTTAATAACTTTCCTCACATTATTCCCACCAAACTTATCATTTGCTTTGGAATAGGCAATAAGAACAGACTTAAGAGTATCCATACCCTGTGCTTTCGCAGCACAGAAGTCACCAGCAACAAAATTAAGTAATGTGAGTAGTGTGAGTTCGGTCATTGTCTTAGGTAGTTTGTTTTTTCTGTATCAAAATAAGTCCATTTTGCTATTTTAAGGCACATCCGAATTGTTTGATGTTCACGAGCATACAATTCCCAGTCACCTTTACACATAGCATTGTATCGCCTTTGATAGGCACATTGCCAAACATCACGAAAGATTTTATCTTTTTCAGTCAAAGACATATCTTTTCACCACAAATCCACTGCTTTCCATTACGATGGAGTTCATAATAACCAATCCAGTCACGCTTCACATAAAGATAATGTGTGCCGTCTTCTCTCTCACAAATAAAGTCACACTTGTGAGGAGAATAGAGACGAAGTTCAATTACCTTGTCGTTTTTGTTCAGCATATTCAATCACAATTTTCTTGTGCTCTTTATACTTATCAGTTACAAGAACGGTGTAAAGTTTTCCACCAAGTTCTTCTGCTACTGTTTCCAGCAGGGTTTGTTGTTCAGGAGTCATATTAAGAAATAGATTTTAAACCGTCAATAACTTCTTGAAACTTATCGGCACGGGTCTTATGCTCCGCAACATTTTGTCCAAGCACATCCACAATATCGTCCAGGATTACATCCACTGGAGCATCAGTATCAAAGTATTGTTGGATTGCTTCGGAAAGATATCTCCTCCGACTCCATTCCATACTGTAGGGTTTGTAGTCCATGACGATAGAGTATTTGCTAGGTATTATAGGGTCTTTAATCTTCATTGTCAAGCTCTCTCAAGTAATCAGTCCACCAATCAGGATCTTTCTGCATTTTCCAGTTAGGAACATCAAGACCACGCTCAAAATACCACTGCCAGATTGCCTGCTCAATTATTTCTTTTGTTTCAATAATCTTCGCCTTCCTCATCAGAGTCTCCATATGGGTCTTCCACATAAGGTCCGTGTGGTCGTTTGGCGTCATCTCTGACATACTTCTGCTCCATATTAACAGTAGCAATCCATACTGAGAGTTTCATCACTAACCATATCGTAAAAAGGGGTAAAAAACAGAGTGATAAAATTATAACATTTTTCATACAAATACATGCGATATTGCATTAAAACTAACAACTATTCGGTTATCCATACTATTATCAAAGGAACCATGTTTCAACCAACCAGGAAATAGTATTAGGTCACAATTCTTTGGTTGTATCCAAAAAGTTTCATAGTTGTACCAGTTTCTCTCCAAGTAGAACTGGTTTGAAATATATGGGTTTGGTGTTGAGAAGTTTAGTTTTCCCCCCTCTTCAGTTATATTTAAGTACAAAGCACCAGAAACTTCAGCATTTGGATGCGTATGATACTTCAATACACTATTAGAGTTCTGTATATTTGCCCAGGTATTAAAAATCTTAAGAGGTGGCAAACCAAATATCTTACCATACTCATTTACAGACTGCTCTAAACGGTTCAGTAACTGTTTACCTAAGTCCTTATTGATTTCTTTCTTGTAGTAGTGTGTAGAAGAAGCGTCACCAGACAGTGCTGAATGTTGATGATACTTTGCATTTTTTAGTTTGTCACACAATCTTACCCTTTCTTCATCATTGATGAAGTTTGAAATATGTGATACTGGAACAGGAAATGCTTCTATCAGTTTCTTGTCTTCGTCATTCATTCTTCAATCTCCCAGCATTTTTGGAACTTATCTCTCAACTCATTGATTTTAACATTATGTTGAAACTCCATAATGTGATCTTTTATTTCCTTCTCCTCATCAGTAAAGTCCATACGATATTTAAGTTTAGTATCAACAAGACGCACCATTTCCATATAGAACTCAGTGCCTTTGTGAATAAACTCTTCGTAGGTCATTCAAACAAACCGTTATCTTTCATATACTGAAGTGTTTCTTTCATACCACCAACATGCTTAAACCCAATATTAATTTGAGGGTATTCAGCATCAGAACCAAACTCTGCTTCAAATCCTCTTTGAGTGAAGTGTTGGTTCAACTTATATTCAAGAAACTCACCACCAAGTGCTCTTAAGAGCATACCAATACGCTCACACTCTTGACTTCCGTTAGAATAAATTACTGCTGTTTCAGTCACGCTGCCTCCAATCAGTTTCGTCATCGTCTCTCTTAAACCAGTCAAGAAGATCGTCTGGACTATCAAAACCACGACGACCAAATCGCTCATGTCCTAAACCACCAATATCAAGTTGGTTCATAAAGTCATCCATATCGTCCATATCAGGATTCTCTGCTCTTCTTCTTGCCTGACGAAGTATTGTTGCAGCAGAACGATTAGACTTAGCAAGTTTTTCTGCCCAAATCATATCTTCCAAACTCACTTCTTCGTGTAGAACAATCTTCTCACAAATTGCTTCAAGACGAAGACGATATTGCGTAGAGAGCATACTTTACTCCTGGTATGGTCTATTTATTTTCATCAAAGTATTTCTGTAACTCTTTAGCGAGTTTCATAGAACGACGCCACATTAGATATTTTACCACAGGATTACGGGGATTGTGCGTAATCCACCACCACTGACGCTGAATGTATGCTTTTGCTAACCTATACACATAATAAAAAGCAGCGGCAACGCTCTCATCAGTTACGATGAAATACGCAGCCACTGCGAAAACAAACAGTAGAAATAGTTGATAGTTCATGTACTAAACTCCTCACCTCTACGGGAGTTTAGATACTCAAGAACTTCTTGTCTCCATTCAAGTAACTCATTGTAACACTTTTGGTTGTGAGCACACTGTCTCAACTCATGGTCTGGTTTCAATACACTTTCAATAAACAATCCAAGAGCATCCTTGCGTTTTTGTTCTTTGTTCATGAGTTGCTTTCAGTTATAGTATTTAAACTACTTCTTCTTGGACTTTTTGATTTCCTTAAGAATGTAGCTCTTGGCGGCAGTATAGTTTCGTGCTTCATGAACAACAGAACCATTGTTAATGATAGCAAAACCTTTAGAACCAATGATGGGAACCGCTGCCCACATTCCATCATTGGTTACATAACCTTCAGGATCTCCTGTCTTTGGGTCAAGAATACCAGGACGATCGATGAAAGGTTTTTGAAATTTACCCATTAGAATACAGCGGTAACGCCAATAACTTTAGCATTAGGATTACGGGCAAGTGCTACCTTTCGTGCTTCTTGATAGTCACGACAGATTACTTCCTCATAGAAGACTTGACCAGCAACAAAGAGTTGAACTCGGCACTTCATGGTAGTTTCCTTTCGGTGTTGGTATTATAGCAGAAAAGTCAGCGACGCACAACAGATACAGCAGGCAAACCCTGTTGGAAAACGGTGTCTACGACCGCTTGGACGCTCTTGGCGGTGCTGATGCCCACCTTATCGTAGACAGGCACACAGACGAGTCCAAAGGTCTTCTGAGCGCCTCCAAGACGGATCACACGCCCGATAGACTGAGAGATTCCAATGTAGTCCATGTTACGCATAAACAGGACTGCCTCAAGTCCAGAGACATTGATACCTTCAGACAGAATAGAGTGGTGAAGAACCACAAACTTCTTGGAAGGATCTTTGCCCCAAGCATTCAGGGTATCAAAGAATACTTCACGGTTGACTTTCTGACCGTCAATAACACCACCAGTCTTAGCAGTGATATACATGCAGGAATAACCACGCTCAGTCAACTCCTTACGGAAGTCAGACTCACTCAGCAGTTTGATAATCTGTTTGGTAGAACGAGCACAGATCAGAATCTTACCCAGATCATTGTCGTCAATAGTATCCAGAAGATTCTGAGAGTCACGGTCAGCAATCATCTGTTTGTCCTGAACCATCTCAAGTTGCTTCACAACAACCTTAGGAGGAAGAATGTAACCTTCCTCAACCAACTTAGGAGCAGGAACATTACAGATGACTTTACCGTAGACTTCTACATCATTCATCCCAGGCTTGGAAACAGTAAGAGAATGCTTAGGAGTAGCAGTGAAGAAATAGCAGCGGTTAGCAGTAGAAGAGAAGTGCTCCGTAGCAGGGAAAAAGTTACGTTGGACGGAATTGTGCGCTTCATCAAAGTAAATGCAGTCAACGTTGATGTCCGCCTCTTGAAGACGGGGCAGAGAGTGATAGGTAGTGAAGATCAGTTGCTTGCGATATGCTTGCTTAGACCAGTTGTGAATAATAGCAGGGCGAGTGCTGCTGAAGTGATGAGTCTCACCACTATGAACGTGCATCACAGCAACATCAGTGTGAAATTCAAGAAACTCAGCAGAGAGTTGCTCGGCAAGCAGGATACGAGGAGCAACTACAACAATGACTCCAGCATCATAAGCATTCAGATAATCAAGAGAATCCTTGATCATGCACATAGTCTTACCACCGCCCGTAGGAACGATGATTTGACCCTTCTCAAACGCCAGCATAGCGTCAGTAGCATCCTGCTGGTGGGGACGGAGTTGCATCACTTCCTCATCGACGATAGACTTATTATAGCACGGAGGGGACTCTACCGATGAACCCTGTGCCAGTTTCATAACTGTCCCTTTAAGAGCTCATACTCTCATCTTCAACCGGGACAAAGGTAGTCTACAGGGTTTTTATGAGTTCGTCAAGTGTTTTCTTTCCAGTCACTAATATGACTCAACTCATGCTTAGTTTCCTCATCAAAACTATCAACAATAGTTTCATATTCATCCTCTGCCCATTTTCTATCTGATTCTTCCCATTTACCTAAGGGACAAGAAGCAGCAGAGAACTTTACTTTAGCAGCAAGAAAGCAACCACATTCTTTACATCTGTGTTGAATATCATCATAGGCAGGACAAGCCCTACAGGTGTTTATTCTTGCTCTCTGGATACCTTCAGACACGGCAACAGATGCTGTACCTTCAGCAAATGCTTTTCTTGCTATCTGTAGAGCAAAAGAAGCTAAGTTCTTACCTTGTTGTGATAAAGAAGGATACTCGTTTTCCATTACAAACCATCATCTAGTTTATGTATCTTACTTCAGACCAAGGTATGCAGAGTCAACTCCATTAGCAGTATCAATAGTATATCCAGAACCTGCTACTGCTCTACCTGCCGTTCCTCCTAATGTACCTGAAGCACCTGCCAATCCATTTGTGCGGTTTCCGTTAACACCAGTATTTCCAGTATCACCATTTTCACCATTTTGTCCCCAAGTTCCACCATCTCCACCATCTCCACCTTTTCCACCAGCTCCTGCATTAGTTCCACCAGCAGAACCACCTACACCAGTTCCACCAAATGTTCTGGACTGTAGGTAACCTTGACCCAATCCGCCATCTGCGCCATCACCGCCAGCACCACCGTCTGTATTAACAGTATAAGATACTGTTCTATCATAGAAACAGCAGAAACATTCTCCAGGGGTTCCTAATGCTCCACCACAGCAGTTATCTCCATTACCTTGTCTGCCGCTACAATACTGTCCACCGGGGCAACCACAATTACCAGGACCACCTCTACTATATCCAGTTCCTACTCGTTCTGTATAACTGACAGTATATTGACCTCCACCACCTGTTCCACCATCTCCACCACCTCCGCCGCCACCGCCGCCGCCGTAGACTTGTGCAGAGGCACCAGAAGTCCTTACAGTAACTGTTCCGGTACTATTTGTGTTGATATAGAGAGCATCACCACCATCTCCACCATTTATCGTTTCTGTTCCTGCAGATCCTCCATCACCAAGTATTACTCCAGTGATAAGAAGTAATACATTATAAACGGCAGTAGCATTTAGACTTGCTGCTGGTGTTGATGTAGTTGTTGACCCACTGGTTCCAGATAAATAAACTCTTTTTTCAATATTATATTGTAAGTTTGAATTCCAGAGTGAGGATGCTGCAATATTTAAGTTTAAATCTGTGTCAGATCCTTGTGTTAAATCATAATATTTTATAGAATTTCTAAACTGGGATAATTTTAAGTTACTTGATGTTGATATTCCACCACTCAAGGGTCCAGAAGTTCTATTTTCAGTACAATCTGGAACTATTGGTTCTGCTGTATTAACATTCGTATTTCTTCTAAGTTCAGATGCTTTTATGTTTCCTGATGATGTCCTCTTAAAGTTAGTTCTTAGGGAACTAAAAGATATAGATCCAGAAGCATAAAAAGGACCTGTTTCACTTGTTGTCGTTCTTGTTAAAGACATTAGAATAATCGAAGTGAAGTTGAACCAACACCTGGTACAGTAAATATAACTCTGCTTGGTGATGTTCCATAGGTTATCTGAACAAACTCAGTTCCAACACCACTACTAATAAATCCACTAGTAGAACGAACTGAGAATGATGTAACATATCCACTAGCAACGTTCATTCCATCCGTCAATGTTAATGTATTTGCACGAATACCATTATTTACAGTTAAACCAGTATCTTGGAATCCAGAGTCAGTTCCAACACCAACATTAGTTCCTAATCCAACAAAACTAGAACCATTAAAGTTTGCACTTCCAGTTACCTTCAGTGTACTGATAGTACTAACTCCAGAAGTGGTGTAGATGTTTGATGTTATAATAGGATCTAGATTTAAAGTTCCACTAATAGAACCAGCAACAGTTAAGTTACCACCAAACCAGGCATTGCCCGTAACTGTTGATGTACCAACAACATGTAACTTATGGGTTGGAATCGTCTGGTTAATACCAAGATTACCATCCCATGTTAGGGTCATTCTTTCGGAGTTAGTCTGACCATAAATCCACTTAAAGTTTCCAGTGCTACCAGCACCAGTACCATTGTGGAGTACAGTTCTAATATCTCCGGTATCATTGTTGATTAACTCTAGAGTCTTGCTTAAGTTACCAAATCTTAAAATAGCATTGCTGTTCCCAATACCTATAGACTGACCAATACTAATTCTAGATTGACTATCAGTAGAGATAACCTCAAGTAATGTAGCATTTGACTTTCTAATTTGGAAGTCTGATGTTGGTTCTGCTGTTCCTACTCCAATTCTTCCAGAGTCTAGTGCTGCAAAAGAAGTTCCACCAGTTCCAACGTGCAATAGTTTGGTAACAGTAGTGATACCAGATGGTGTTGCTGTAACTTCAATAGAATCTACTACAAGTTTAGATGCAGTTACTACTCCAACAGTAATATTTGGAGTTCCAATTAGTCCTCTTGCGGTTGTAGCAATACCAACGACATTTCCAGTTAAATCGCCAACAAATGTTGTTGCAGTAACGATACCACTATCAACAGTAACTGTACCTACTTTTAGTGATGTGAATGTTGAAACTCCAGTAGAATAAACATCACCAACTAAACCACCTCTGAAAGTCCCATAGAAGTCAGATGCTGTTATGATACCAGTTGCCTTAATACTTCCAGTTGAGTTAATACCAATACCATTTTGCGTATTTGGATTACCTCCAATTTGAAATACATATCTTGGATCTGTTGTTGCTACGCCAACATTTCCAGCAGCGTAAATGCTAGTAAATCCTAAACCAACATCAACATCAACCCACTGTGACGTTGGAAGGTTACTTAGAGTTGAACCATCACCATAAAATGAAACTACACCAGATACTGCCGTAACAATACCGCTAGAACTGATTGATAGGTTACCAATAGAAGCGGAGGTTAAAGTTGTAACACCACTTACATTTAATGTTTTACTATGAAGTTGGTCTGCTGTTGCTAGTCCAACAACTTTGGCAGTTCCTCTTACGTCCAAAACTTCAGTTGGAATCGTGGTGCCGATTCCAACCAAACCGTTTGAATTTACAACTAAGTTATCATAATCAACCTGGACGCCATTACGAAAATTAAACGACTTTCTATAATCTGCCATCTTAGACGGTTTTTAAGTTATTTATGATTCTGGTCGTCAACCTTTCTAGAAAGTTCTTTAATAGCCTCAACCAGTAGAGGAACAATCTTATGGTAGTCAACCGCAAGGTAACCATTATCTCTAGTTGTGACTGCCTCTGGTAGAATCTTCTCAATTTCTTGAGCGATAAGACCAACATCATGACCAGTCTTGTTGGACTTTTCATTCCAATCAAATGTGTTACCACTGATTGATAGAACCTTTTCTAGTGGATTATCAATTCTAGTGATGTTATCCTTCAATCTTTCGTCAGAAGACCAGAAAGCAGTAATATCATCAGTTACGCTCAAGATACCAGTGATTGTTGTATTAGTTTGGATTGCAACAAGAGTGCTTCCACCATTTGCATTGAGTTTTAGATTTCCAGACTGAGTATCAATAGTATTGTCATCAGTAACGGCAATTTTAATGTTACCAAAACTACCAGCGGAAGAAACTAGAGTAGATGAAGAATCAATAACTAGATTTCCACTTACGGTTAGGTTTCCAGTTACATTAGCATTTCCACCAACATTCAAGTTCTTCGCAATACCAACACCACCACTAACTGTGACTGCACCAGTACTGAAATCAGTTGACTGTGTAGTATCAGTTACTTTTAGTGGTGCAGAAATAGTAGTTGTATCATTAATTTTAACTTCTTTGTTGAACTTAACTGGACCATCAAACTGAGACAGAACAGTACCAGAGTTTCCACCTTCAACTAGAAGTCTTTGCTTAACAATAACTTCATCAAATACAACACTCAAACTAGAAGGATCTTCACCAGTTATTGTTGGTACTGGAATATCAAATACTTCTTCTTGACCAGTAGCAGAGTTAATCTTCTTATTACCAATGAAGAAGTCGCCAACGCTGTTCATACCAGTATAAACAACGATACCGCAGTTCTTCTCTTGTGCTTGTGCGAGGTAGTCTTCCTTATCACTCAGACTCTTGACCTGAACTTGTGGAAGTGCAGTTGAATAGTTACCTGGACCATAACCAAGATATTCAAATGTATGTCCAGAAGCACGTAAGTATGAAGGTCTACGGAACTCAATAGCCTTAGGTGTGATCTTCTTAATAAGAGCACCACCAGAATGGTTTTGCTTCAGAGTTCCTAAAGCACCACGAATAACACTGACTTCATTGTTACCAGAACCAGCAAGAGTGCTGGTTACAACTCTCATAATCTCATCATCAACTTGGATATATGAACCAAGTTCAAATCTATTGGTAGTTGAAATACCAGAGTTTGTAGTTTTAATATGAAGTGTAGTCTGATTGGAGATATTAGACTGAAGAATAGCAGTCTCGTTTCCGTAGAAGAAGAATCCTCTTGCTCCAAGATTCTCACCATCAACATCAGAGGTCTTATCATTGGAAGATAGACCATGCTTCAACAGATACTTAGGAGAAGTAAGTGATGCACTCGTCTTAGCACTAACTGTTGTGGTTGTGATACCAGTAACTAGATAGTCGCCTAAGTTTTGATCTGTAGAGTTCTTAACGGTGAGTCTATTACCAACCACAAAACCATGAGGTTCAGACATTGTAAAGGTGGTAATACCAGTTGCTGAAGTAAATGCTGAAGAAGAAACAGTTAGTTCAGGTGCAATGTTCAGTAGATATTGCCCTTGAACAATTCTTGGATCCTTATCAGTAATAGCAATAGCAACTTGATTTTTAGCAGGAACACCAGTAATACGATAGTATCCACCAGCAGTTGTTCCAATACCTGTGATTTGAACGGTATTACCAATAACTGTTGAAATACCAGCAGTTGTTACAGTTAAACCAGCGCCTACTCCACCACCAATTCTTCCAGTATCAAAGTCTAGTTCTTCGCCATTTGTATAACCAGAACCACCAACAGTAATATCTACAGAGGATACAGCATTACCAGCAACTGTTACAGTGGCGGTAGCGCCATCCCAAGTTGATGTTCCATTATTAAAGAGTTTTACATTATAGTAAGTTCCATTGGTATATCCACTACCACCAGTAAAGGAACTATAAGTTACAATTCCATTAAAACCATGCTCTCTAGCGAATGTTAAAGTTGCAACTCCAACAGTTGCACTTGGGAATGAAGTTGTAACTCCAGTGATAGGAAGACCAATACCAAGAGCTGGGAGTAAAATATCAACAGTTTCTCTTGTAAGACTCTTCTTAAGATCATCAGTTACAACATCGCCAATAGGAGATCTCTTAGCGTATGTTTTACTTGAGTTTGGATTATCACTGATATTATCTCTATCCAACTGTGGATATAGATCTTTAACATTTTGACTATAGGAATGTCCAGTGAATTCAGTTTCAACAGTATTACCAGCATTTAACACATACAAGTGATAAACACCATCTTGAACATCCTTAATATATGGAGAGATGACCTCGTTTCTATAAACATAGAAGTTCTCATTCCAATCATTTCTTTCTAATCTTGGAAGAGCAGTTGTTCTACTGCTTGTATCATTTGTAAATGAACCAGTAGAATGAGTTATACCATAAACATCTGCTGTTGAGTGAGTAAATGTCTTATCATCAACTACAGAAGCAACAGTAAATACTCCATTATATCCCTTATTAACAGTTCCAGCAGTGTTTCCAGTGCTGGTTACATTTCTGATGATAATCTTCTCACCAACTCTTACATTATGTGGTAGTTCTGTAATAACAGTAACTGTAGAAGAACTCGTTGAGCAGGTGCTGATGAATCTTGGGTTTCTGTTATAATCATAGTCAGATGTTGTAATTCCAGTAGCAGTAAAGTCAGCGTTAGATCTTGCTCCAGTAGTGCTGGACTCCTGAATAACAAATCCTTCTTCTGGATCCTTTGCATTATCAAACTCTTTTGGAACTACAACTCTAAACTTATAGAGTTTCTCATCAAGACTTCTTGGATCTTCTGTTCTATTAAAGAATGATGGATTTGATGCAGAACCAAGAGTTCCAGTTCCTAGAGTATTAAATGCTGTGTAGATAGCATTATTATGGGATGAATGAATAAACCAATTGTTATTTGCAGCATCAAACTGAATAGGTGAACCAATTTCACCAGCAGCCTTATCACTTACTCTACTAATAACTTTAATATTCGTTCCACCATATAGTGTAATGAATGCACTATTCTCAGCATTCGTTGCTGAAGATGCTATCTTAATTTGAGTTGAAGACTCTTTAATAACATAATAAATGGTGTGTGGATTAATATTCTCTGGTAGGTCTCCACTATCACTGATGAGTAGAATCTTTTCACCAGTTAGTAAGTTATGTGTTCCAATAGTCAGAACGCTAGATGAAACGCTACTTACAGAGTATTGTTTAAATGAACTAGATGTTCCTAGAGCAGAGGTAATACCAGATGTGCTAATGGCATTATCAACCATTAGGATATTTGCACTGTAGGTAGTTCCAGATCCAACGAACGATAGTTGATCGTTCAGTTTAGCACCAACTCTATAACCTTGAACAAGAACTGGTGGAGCAATGTTCTTATCATTGTAACCATAAAGATATAGATGGCTTGAAATACCAACAGAAGTTGTTAAACCAACATCTAGTTGTACCCAGTCAATACTCTCTTCTGTCGCTACAATTGCTTTTGGTGTAATAACAGAAGTAATAAATGCTTTATTGTCCTTCGCAAATGCTTCTGCCTTAAATCCTTCTGCGTTCAGTGAGAACTGACCAAAGTTTGAGTTAGAGTTTGTGATACTGAAGTCAGCACCAGTTCTACCATCAAAGTGATATGAAAAACCAATAGCAAATACAGAGACGACCTGAATAAAGGCATCGTTCGAACCTTTAATATGACTAGATTCCCATCCAGTTCTATAGAGAGCATCAGAGTCTAGGTGATAAACTTTATTAGAATCTGTAGATGAAGATTCACTTGAAAGTGATGCACCAGTTACTTTAGAAACCGTAATACCTTCATACGCTCTAGAAGACTCATTATACTTAACAAATGCTCTGTCGTCTTTCTGTAGAGAAACAGCAGTAAACTGAGCAACAACCATCGAACGGAAACCAGATGCCTTAGCACCATCGGCATGAAGACCGTTCATACCATAAACTGAACGCAAGGAACAGTTAAAGATATATGGAGAAGCACCACCAACAGTATCAGTCTCGATAGTAACTGTTGCTCCAGAAGCACTAGGAGAAGCAGGAAGATTGTTTCTTACAAATGGTAGTAGATAAGTAAACTGAGTTTCGCTGCTTACACTTTGAACTGTGGTTGATACATTATAGTCATCAACACTTACACCTTTAACTTTGATAGGTGTACCAGTTGTAAGACCATGTGCTGTAGATGTAGTAACTGTAATAACACTACCAGGAGTGAAACTATCTCCAGAAATAATGGTAGAGATATTAACTGGGTCAGCAGCAAATGCGCCAACAATTTCCCACTCAGAACGCTTCTTAGCAAAACCTAGTGGTTCAGCTGGCCACTTCTGGTCAATATTTCTGCCAGTTTCCGAATTAAATGCATTCGAAAGCTTGCTATAATACATGTCGAGGTCTGTAATGGAATATCCAGTAGGGATATTCACACCATCAGCATACTCAAAACAAGTTAGTTTGTGGTGAGAGAATGTTGGTTTTGACTGATTACCAGAACCAAAGTTTGATGCATCAGTATATACTAGACCACTCTGGTCACCATCAAAGATAGAAAACTGCCAGAAGTAACAAGCACCTGTGATTCTGAAAATAGAAGAACCTGCTACATTAGTATCAGTTGGGTTTGGTACATACTTAGGACGAATCTTAGTCTTTCTAAGGTCTAAACCAACAATTGAAGTACCTCTAGGTACAACAACACCACCATGAATACTATTAAACTTATAAAGAATATTTTCTTGCTGCGTTAGATCAAATACTGAAGATGATGTAAGAGTTAATTCTGTAGATGCTACGGTCTCTGAACCAGCTGGAGATACGGCAGTAGCAGTTCCACTTACATCTTTAATAGCATATCCAGGTCTATTATCAATGACGTGTTCGCCAGGAAATAAAAGAATTGTAGTTTTCTCTACAATATCATTATCACTTCCCCTCAAATATGAGAATCTCGCTGCCTCTAGCAGTGCTCTCTGAATCGTTTTGAAAGGTTTTGTTAACGAATTACCTTGATTCTCGATAGAATCGGTAGCATCAAGGTCACTTGGGTTAACATAGAGAATACGCCCTTCAGTATTCTTTATGAAATTTTCCAGTTTGTTTAAAGGCATCGGATTATATACGCCAATATATTTCTATGTTTTATTTATCAACCCATCAAATCTTCCTCATCGTGATAATATTCTAGTTCATCAGGCATATCTTCAGGGTTTTCTAGTTCTATCGGGAACATACAAGGATGCACTTCCTCATCTATAAGGTAGAAAGAACTTCTGTATAAGTCGTCTGGTTCAAATGATCTTTCTTTATCTGCTAGTCTCTTAAGATCATCATCTTCCAAATGCCCATCAGGCATCTCATCAAATGTGAATGGGACTTGATTAATGAAATACATTTTCACTATCATGCTGCCTTCGTTATACCAGCAGTACGCAGTGTCTATTCTATAAGACATAGGCTTCACTCCCGTATCTTATATTTATTTTTATACCCACAGTCGGATTCGAACCGACACTGGAGGAGTTTTAAGCTCCCTATCTCTGCCTGTTGGATTATGCGGGCGTAGGTGCAGGTTGCGAGGATCGAACTCGCCTTCGCAGAATTATGAGTTCTGAGCATTCTACCAGATTGCTAAACCTGCTTTATGTAATTGGGAAGAACATTGCCCTTCCCATACGACGCTACGGAAGATACCCGTAGTAGAAGTTGGCGTCTTTTTAGGCTATCTGCCTAACGACTACCAATAGAAGTGGGTGGATTCGAACCACCTCAAAGCCGCTAATCTGGCGGAAAGAGTTTATAAGACTCCTCTGACTACCAAGTCTCACTTCCTAGATGATGAACTTACTGAGCTTCGTTGTTTAACTCAGTGTGTATTCGTATAAGTTCATCATCGGCAGGCATCATAACTGCTGCCTTACCATCTTCTCCAATGATACCAATGTGCTCTCCTTGTTCTACTCGTTCTAGGAGAGCATCAAAGTTTTCTTCCCACTCTTTTACAGTAAACACTTCCATTATTATTCTACAGCAATATCAGCGTATTCGATTTGATGAGGTTCAAGGTTAGCAGTAACAACTTCCAGGACATTCATAAACTCCTGAACAGTTTCACACTCTACCATTTTCTCATTACCTTCATCACTAATGAGAAGGAAAGAGCGAGTGCAGACATCAATAACAATGCCCAGGACAGATTCTTGTGCGGTTCCCATTGGATGTTCCGTTGATTACCTGAGTATTATAGGGGGTCTGGGTCCTGGTGTCAAGGGGTCTAGGCAAAAAAAGAGAGGGTGCTAAGACCCTCTCTAGTAACCACCAACTCATCTCTCCCACCACAGAGAGGGTCTTCATTCCCAAAGATACAAGGATTTGAAAGACTTGATTATTATAAAGGATTATTTGGGGATTGTCAAGTCTAGTAATTTTTTAATTTAGAAAATCAATTTGCATACTGGGTATTTCTTTTTTAATCCATGAAACTAAATCATTAATTTCAGGACATAGATCACATAAGTCATCATCAATGATACCAAAAGAAGGGTATAAAGATTTTACTGTACCTAAATTTGGTATCTCAGTTTCATTAATTGATTTTTCTTTCCCTATCAGACCAAAAGACTTCACATAAACATTAGATAGTTCATAGTTTTTTACTCTATCTAAATTAAAGTGATCACATACTTTATCCATAGTTTCTTTTTTATTCTCAAAAAAACTATTTGATTCTACCCATAAGACATCACCAATATCACTTATCCATTGAACATTATTCAACCACATAAAAGTAATTTTCTCAAGATCAGTTGTAAACTGATATTCCTTTAAAGATGGGTGACAATGTTTTAGATGATGTTCATACTTTGTAGATACAATACGATTAATATAGTTTGATGATTTTATTTTAAACAGATGATGTTTTAATTTCCTATACAAGAAAACTTTTTTACCCGGTAGTTGATGTGAAAACGGACACCATCCACTTCCAAATTTAATAGTGGCATCATCAAGTTCCAACTCACCATTTAATAACCTAGAAGACCATGATGGTTCGCAATAAACAGTTGTAGAATTCGCCAATAATGTTGCCATTAAAGTAGAACCACAGTGAGATGTGTGGTAAATTTGATTAATTTTCATGTGCTTTTTGATAATCAATACCAAAGAAATGAGATATACAATATCTACCATTTCCAGAATAATAATCTGTATCTTCTATACTTACCCACTTAACTCCATGAGTAACATATGATGGTAACAGAATTAAACTATTGTTCATACATTTAAATTCATAATCACCATACTCTGGAAAAAATAATTCACCACCCGTAAACTTTCTAGGTTCTCTATTGAAATAACTGAACGCTAAAAAGTCATGATTTATATCAGTATGGGGAGCATAATAGTCTCCATCATGATAATATCTAACTTTTGTGTAGCAATAATTAGTGTTTAGAATTTTTTTATGTTGTGGAAACCTATCATAAAAGATATTCAAAAACCCATGATTGAATAACTTTTGAGTTACCGTTATAATATTGGAAAGATTTTTATCATTATAAGAGATATCTAATTGTATAGACCTAGATTTAGTTAAAATCTCTCCTGTTTCTGGATGAACTGCTCCATGAATGTATCCAGGATCGTACAATTTTCCTGGTTTAGTTAGAAAAATAAGTTCTTCCCAAATCAATTCTAATTCTTCATCAGTATAAAAATTTTCTATGGTCAGATGAGGAAATGGATCTTTAAATATACTTATCTTTCTTTCCATTATTAATAGACATTTTAAACATTATATCAAGTATTTGATTGATTGTCAATTAAATCTAATACCCAAGATCTTTCTCCTTCAGAACCTTCAACTTGTTTCCAATCTGAAATAGATTCATCCCATTCATATTGATGAGTAGTCATTGGTTTTGGAAATGGTGGTCTCCATTTTTTATATCTAAAATTTGAATTATAAGAAGTTTGAACCCACTTTGTATCTTGTCCTAATAAGTTTTTATTGAATTGAATTCCAATCTCTTCTGACTCATTTCCATTTTCATCCAAAATATCAGAGTTATTGACTACTGTTACTTGAAGTACTATATTATTTTCATCTAGTTCTGCGAAATGTGCCATAATTATTACTATATTAAGTTACAGAGAATGTACCATTTGCGGTGAAATCGTGAATAGTATAAGGAGATCCACCAACAGTCGCTGTTGTTACAGTTCCTCCTGTTGCTCTTTGTGTAGATCCAGCATAGCGAACGATGACTCTTCCTGATCCACCAGAGAAAGTACCTGCAGGGCCCAAGTAATTTCCGATAGCATTTCTAGCACCACCCCCTGTATTAGAAGCAGGTGATTGAGTCGTGGTTCCATCACCATTATTTCCGACACTACTCCATCCGGCACCACCCCCTCCAAAAGCAACTGTTAGTGAAGTCCCTCCTCTAAAAGTTGCTAAATCATAACCAGGTCCTCCAGCACCACCGACAGGATATGGTCCTGGACTACCAGCACCACCTTTTCCTCCACCACCTCCTGCTCCCCATTGCGCGTTACTAGTGGATGATCCACCAGAATTTCCTTGACCAGAAGTTCCGGATCCGCCGGCGCCACCACTGCTACCACCACTTCCAGATCCACCAGGTCGGCCTGTCCAGGCTACACCAGTATCACTTGCTGCTCCATATCCACCACCAACAGCATTAGAAGCACCAGTAAATGAAGTTGGAGATCCATCGGCAGAACCACTTCCACCTCCACCAATTGTGACTGTAGAACTGCTTCCAGGATTTAATGTTGCCGAGTAAATATATAATCCCCCAGCACCACCCCCGCCGCCTCCATAGTAATTTGGCCAATAAACATCGTCATCTCTAGCAATAGGATTAATTGCTAGAAGAGATGATGCTCCACCACCACCACCCATCATAAGAACTTCAACACTCAATGGTGATGAAGATGATCCCATAAAAAATGATTGAATAATAGACATATTATGTTAATCCTGCTCCAAATATTACAAATGTATTAGACCCTACACACAAAATTGTACATACTCCATATTGTGCTAATGTTCTGTTTCCTGTATTTGCCGTTCCTGCTGAACGTAAAGTAGTAGATGCTCCTTGAGTAATTGTTTGATTACTACCAGAATTATTATATATAGACACCGCATCTCCAACATTAAACACTGAGTTTGGAACAGTAACTCCACCAGTAGTTATTGATATATGCTTTCCAACATCACCAGATACCAAAGTGTATCCTGTTGTTTGGGAATTTTGAGGAATTGTTGATGGTCCAGCAACACCTTGTGCACCCTGTGCGCCAGTAGCACCTGTGGAACCTTGAGCACCTTGAGCACCAGTAGCACCTGTGGAACCTTGAGCACCTGTAGATCCTTGTGCTCCTTGAGCACCAGTAGCACCTGTGGAACCTTGAGCACCTGTAGATCCTTGTGCTCCTTGAGCACCAGTAGCACCTGTGGAACCTTGAGCACCTTGAGCACCTGTAGAACCTGTTGCACCCTGTGCACCTGTTGCTCCTGTACTTCCTTGTGCTCCAGTAGAACCTGTTGCACCCTGTGCTCCAGTTGCTCCAGTAGAACCTTGAGCACCTGTTGAACCTATACTACCTTGAGTTCCTTGAGCACCAGTAGCACCTTGAGCACCTGTAGATCCTTGAGCACCAGATCCAGTGGCACCTTGAGCACCTGTAGATCCTTGAGCACCAGCGGTTCCTTGAGCACCAGCGGTTCCTTGAGCACCAGATCCAGTGGCACCTTGAGCACCTTGAGCACCAGTAGTACCTGTGGAACCTTGAACACCTTGTGCTCCAGGGTCTGGTATTCGTTGCCAGGCAGTCCCATTCCATTGCCACCTACGCCCATTGGCGACATAATAATCGTTTAAACTAGGGCTGGATGGAAAATCTAGCGCCATTTATTACAAACTTTTTGATTATTTATTCTAGATTATAAGTACCGAATAATTTGAGTAGCAGAAGCATCTGATATTGAAAGTGATGATGTGCTTGATGATCCAAGTGTTCCAAAGGATAGACTTGGTGTTGAAGATGTAATAGTTGGAGTAGAATCAGTTGTTGTATAAGATGCTAACGTAAATCCACCATACGTTCCAGTAAAAGAACCATCTATTGGAAGTTTTGCTACCATATGATCCCAATTTCCAGCAGTAGACTGATTCATACCAACAAAGTAAATACTATTTCTAACAACATAAAGATGGTGAGAATTACTTTGTACAAAATTAGTTGAATGGGATATAGATCTCTTCCAAGAAATGTTTCCATTGGATTGGTTATATTTAAAAAGAAAAGACCTGAGAACAACTGATGGACTTGTTTGTAGAAGAGATCCTCCAACGTAAAGATTGCCATCATCATCCAAAGTCATTGCTGTAGCATAGATTCTACTTTCAGAGCTATGCTTAATCTGCCATTGAATTACGCCAGAAGAATTTGTTTTCAATACATATCCATCATTATTACTATCAATAGCACCCACAAATATATTTCCACTACTATCAACACATAATCCTCTAATTCCACTATTGGAAAGTATTGTAGAAAACTGTACCGTCTTTTGAAGAGTTCCCGATGAATTGAAATGAGAAACATTATTACCAAATCCAACATAAACATCATCAGTTGTTCTATCTACAAAAACAACCATTCCAGAGTAACCAGTACCTGATGTTTTAGTCCACTGTAAAGTTCCTGAAGAATTATATTTTACAAGATACATTTGTTCATTACCGGCAGTTGCTGGAGAATTGACGTATCCAGTCCAATAAACATTTCCACTTGAATCACATCTTAAATCATAAGCTACATTATTAGCATATCCTGTTGTAATTTGTCTTTGCCATTGAATTGCTCCAGTCGAAGAGCTTAATTGCATTGTCCAGAACGGTTTGTATAATTCCGATGACTGAGCACCAAAGATGTAAATATTACCACTAGAATCAATATCTATTCCAAGACCATATTCATAATTACCAGCACCAATATATTTTTGCCAAACAATCGCACCATATTCATTTATTTTATAGATAAACCAATCATCATGTCCACCACTTCCCCTATTTGTATCACCAAAACCATAGTAATGTCCATCATAATATACACCAGCAGTACCTCTCTCAAGACTACTATAACCAACACTACTTATCCAATACGAAGAATCTGGATTAACTCCAGGTCCAGCATCATAAACTTCTGTAATTTGAGTAGAATTTAAAAGTGTTGCCCACGCTGCCGATTTATAGTATTTTCCACTAAAGGCACCATCACCATAAACATCAGCACTTACACCATATCCAGTTCTAGATCCTACTGGAGTATTGACAGATTCAGTCTCAGTATAATTATCTTCAAAGGTTCCATTCACATATAAACTAATTACACCAGAAGAATTGAATGTTATAGTTATATTATACAGAACTGAAGTTGAAAAAGTATAGTCAAATGTATGTTCTTCTTGCCATCCTGCTGTATAATCATAACTAGTGTATACAAGTTTTCCAGAAACAAAATAAAATCCAACATATCTTTGACCAGAACTTGGAATTGTATCTACTCCCATTAAAGCTTGTTTTGCAATATTATTGTGTTCATAAGTAACCCAAAATGTAAATGTCATACTACTATTTGGCCAATTCATTTGGTTTTTAGCGCCAATTGCTGGACCAACAAAACCAGCAAGAACTCCAGAAGTATCAGGATTCCAATTATTATTCACAGACATATCCAAATATTCTCCATTAGAATTACTGGATAAAGTTGGATAATAATTATATGGAGTTTCAGTTTGACCAAACCTAGAACCATTACGATTACTAGATCCTGCATTTACAGCAAAGGGATGTCCAGGTGCAAGACTTTGTAAAATATTTCCATTAGGTCTGTTATATATCCCATACACACTACTAATATTATAATAATAAATACAATTCTCCAACGACGGAAGATCATTCAGTTGAGTATTAAATATTGTATATTGTTGTGGATGACCCATTATACAAGACCAGCTCCACTAATGAAAAAAGTATCGGAAGATACGCAAATTACCGTAGCAATTCCTCTTTGAATTAAAGATTTATTTCCTGTAGTAGAAGTTCCTGCAGTGTACATAGTAACACCAGATCCTTGAACTATTGATCTGGTTGCATTTGTGTTATTTACTATGGTTACAGTATCTCCAGCAGAAAATACTCCAGATGGAACGGTGATACTAATTGCTGCAGTAATTGAAATAATTTTACTATTATCTGATGCTACTAATGTATAATTTGAAGACTTTTCATTAAGAGTTAGAGTTCCAGGTGAACCCTGTACACCTTGAGCACCTTGAGCACCAGTAGCACCTACAGCACCCTGAGCACCAGTAGCACCTTGAGCACCTATAGTACCTTGAGATCCTGATGCACCTTGAGCACCTATAGTACCTTGAGCACCTGCCGTACCTTGAGCACCTTGAGCACCAGTAGCACCTACAGCACCCTGAGCACCAGTAGCACCTTGAGCACCTATAGTACCTTGAGATCCTGATGCACCTGCAGCACCCTGAGCACCAGTAGCACCTACAGCACCCTGAGCACCAGTAGCACCAGTAGCACCTTGAGCACCAGCGGTTCCTTGTGCTCCTACTGAACCTTGTGCGCCAGTAGCACCTGTGGAACCTTGAGCACCAGTAGCACCTGTGGAACCTTGAGCACCTTGAGCCCCTACAGCACCTTGAGCACCAGCGGTCCCTTGAGCACCTTGAGCACCAGTAGCACCTGTGGAACCTTGAGCACCTTGTGCTCCAGGATCACCAAGTCTTACCCAAGCAGTTCCATTCCAACGCCAAGTAGCACCATTAGCGTTATACTCATCATTTAAAGTAGGACTAGCAGGAAAATTTAATGCAGCCATTATCTACGGTTTTTAGATATTTATTCTTAGCATGTAATTAGAAATGCAACATTAAATCTGTAACTTTTTTGCCAACCAATCACTTTAGTTAATATTAATTAAGATTTTTATCATCAACAATAAACTACCATTTCCCAACAGGACACGAAGAATTGCTAAGTCTTACCTTAATCGGCATAAAACACCCACACTTCTTACACTGTCTAGTTGGTTTGAAGAAATGTTCGCACTGTAAGCAAAGTTTCATTCTATCAACAGCTAACTGAATTTTTTCATTCATTTTTCAATTGCTCCTCTGCAAGTTCTACGATTAAATCATCATTTTCAAAAATTAAACTTTCTATTGCATCTTCAACAGTAATACTATTTGTTACGACATATTCCTCAATTTTCTTATCCAACTCTTCTTTCAATCTATAATCATCATTTTTCTTGATAAAGTAATCTGCCATTACATATGATATGATAATTTGGTCTTTGTGAAAATTTGGTAGTGGTAAACCGCCATATAATTCAGTTGTAATTGGTGTTAAATCTACATCTGGAACATTATCACTAGTTGATGCTTGAGTTTGAATAGATTTTTCAAAAATTGTATTTGGCAATACAGAATTTTCCTTTCTAGTAGATTGCCTTTCTAAATCTACAGAAACATTCGAATTAATCAAAGTTTGTGGGTCTGGTATAAATTCTGGATCATAATAAGATACTGCGTCATCAACATCTTCTAGAGAAAAATTTTCTCCAATAGGCACGATTGCCCACGAATTATCTTCAAACTCAACCCTGATTTGACCAGGAAGAACTTCTTTGATTATATACTTCATTATGTATCAATAAATTTACAAGTATTTATCCTATTCTACCATTTCTTGTGCCATTTGCAACCCAAGTAACATTTCCATTGTTAACGATATAAAATCCTGCTAAACCACCAGCAGTTCCTGCGGCACCAGACCCATTGTTGCCGTTTGCACCGGTGTTACCAGTATTACCACTGTTTCCGTAAGAACCACCAGTTCCACCTGTTCCACCAGCACCAGCATTTGTGCCACCTGCACTTCCAGAAGAACCAGATGCAGCAGCACCATCATAACCTTCACCTCTTCCACCATTACCACCAGAACCACCTGAGGTATAGTAAGTATTTGTATAGCAATATTTACATACTTTTTCCCATAATGTATAGTTTCTACCATCACCACAAGCTCTTATTCTTCTACATTCATCTTGACAGTTACAAGGGTGTGGTGGATTTAATTGATAACAAGGCATACTGTTTCCGCTACAAACAGTATTTGCCCAATATGATTCTCCAGATGATTGATAATATCCTCCACCACCAGTGCCACCAACTCCTCCTCCTCCACCACCAGAGGAAATAGTGCCACGATTATCAATGAAAATATTAGAGGCACCAGCATTAATAGCATTTCCACCAGTTCCACTATTTGCGGCACCACCAGCACCAAGAATAGAACCCTCATTTACCAAAAGTATTCTTCCACCAAATCCTGACGGAATGTTTAAAGCATAATTTCCTGTGCTCGTGGCTCCAATAGTAACTCCACTAGCAATGACAACTCTTTTATTAATACCTGCTGAATACTTACTTGATCCAAAAAGAGTTTGTAAATTTAAATTCTCTTGATTGGTTGTAATGTGATGAATTAATTCTGAAGATAGTAAATGAGGAACAGATGCAATAGTCATAAATTACAACAATCCGCTACCAGAAATTACAAATTCGTTACTTGCTATACATAAAACCGTTGCCAAACCTCTTTGCTGTAAAGTTCTATTGCCAGTATCAGAAGTTCCAGGAAGTCTTAATGTTGTAGAAGTACCCTGTGTGATTGTTTGTGAAGAAGCGGAGTTATTGTAAATTAATACGGTATTTCCTGCAGTAAAAGTATCAGAAGGAACAGTAACTCCTCCTGCAGTTATACTTATAATAGTTCCAGCGTCTCCTGCAACTAAAACATATGATGAAGATTTTGTGGTTACAGTTAGAGGTCTTGTTCCATCGGATCCTTGAGCACCTGCCGTACCTTGAGCACCTTGAGCACCAGTAGCACCCTGACGACCTTGAGCACCCTGTGCTCCTACTGAACCTTGAGCACCTATAGTACCTTGAGCACCTATAGTACCTTGAGATCCTGCGGTTCCTTGAGCACCTTGAGCACCAGTAGTACCTTGAGATCCTGATGCACCTGCGGTTCCTTGAGCACCTTGAGCACCAGTAGCACCTTGAGCACCTATAGTACCTTGAGATCCTGATGTACCTGCCGTACCTTGAGCACCTTGAGCACCTGCGGTTCCTTGAGCACCTTGAGCACCTGTAGATCCTTGTGCTCCTACTGAACCTTGAGCACCAGTAGCACCTTGAGCACCTTGAGCACCAACAGCACCCTGAACACCTTGATAACCTTGTGCACCTTGAGCACCTACAGTACCTTGAGATCCTGATGTACCTGCCGTACCTTGAGCACCTGTAGATCCTTGTGCTCCTACTGAACCTTGAGCACCAGTAGCACCTTGAGCACCAACAGCACCCTGACGACCTTGAGCACCTTGAGCACCTTGAGCACCTATAGTACCTTGAGATCCTGATGTACCTGCCGTACCTTGAGCACCTTGAGCACCTGTAGATCCTTGTGCTCCTACTGAACCTTGAGCACCAGTAGCACCTTGAGCACCTGTAGATCCTTGTGCTCCTACTGCACCTTGAGCACCTTGATAACCTTGTGCTCCTTGTGGTCCAGCAGTACCTTGAGCACCTGTAGATCCTTGTGGTCCTTCAATAGCATTGCTTGCCGTAACCCATTGAGATGTGTCTGCATCTTCATAGTAAACGTAAAGGTTACCAGACTCACTATTCCACCAAAGATCGCCTGGTTGTGGTGATGATGGAGATGATGTTGATATTTGTACTAGTGTATCAGAACTATTTGCAGATACCCATTGAGAACTAGAACCATCATTATAATATACTTTTAAATCTCCAGTATCACTTTCCCACCATAAGTCTCCAATATTTGGAGAACTTGGAGCAGTATCGCTAATAGTTACAGTCTCACTACCACCAGATGTTTCAACCCACTGTTCACTATTTCCATCCTGATAGTAAAGATATAGTTCACCTACATCACTATCCCACCAAAGATCTCCCTGACTTACTCCACTTGGTGGTTCTGCACTAACAGTAACTCTGGGAGATATTGTAATTGTAGAAATAGATCCACTTGCAATGGCAGTTACACCAGTTCCTACAAAGTTTAGTTTTGATATACTATTGGCAGTTCCAACAAGAAATCCTTCGTCAAAGATACTTATTCCACCAGGTTGTAAACCAGGCTGTTCCTGCCAGTATCTATCATAAGTTGTACCGTTATTAACGGTAATCAACTGATAATACTTATCAGCAAGTGGTATTAATTTTTCTCCAACATAACCTAAGTTGGGTTCGACCTCACCTGGATGAACATATAAATGACGGTCTGAAGATAACGCTTCAGTTCCTGCTATCTTTACTCTACCACTTATATATCGCTGTGTCGGCTTTCTTGTATTATCTGCCATTTCTTATTAAGTGGTGCTATTTTCTAGGAAACTACCAATAAATTCCATTTGTAGTGGACCAACAAGACCGCCGCTTACATATGTATGGATAATTCCATTGGCGCTTCCTACAGTTGTTGTGAATGTTTTCGAACCTCCAACATCACTAGTTATGTTGTCTACAACATAAGACTTTTGTGGACTTGGGAAAATAGTTGTGGTAATACCAGAACCTGATGGGCAGGTCATAGCAATACCAGACATAGTGATATCAGAACCAACAGTAAAGTTATGTGCTGTTAAAGTTGTAATAGTTGAAACACCAGTTGGTTCATCATAAGTTACATTTGTAATCGTTACAATACCAGTCTGTGTTCCAGTGATATAAAGTCTATCTAGAACTGTAGCAGTTTTTTCTAAAACCAAACGACCATCAATAAGAATAGCAGCATCGTTTGGTGGAACTTCAATATTTTTTATAATTCTAATATCTCTTGTATTACCTGTACTTCTACTTTCTCTTCTGTGTATCAGAGTTGTAGTCGGATAGGTTCCAACTCCCACATTAGATACTTGTGCATAGAGTAAAATAGCAGAAGTGCCTGTAGGGACCTCGTATATTTTCTGTTCTCCTGGAGCCACAGGAACAGCGACTGTAAGAAACTTATTGACTGGTGCGATTGCCATCTTATCTTATTATCCTCCCAAAGCAAGTATCAGTGGTGTTAAGTTTGCTTGTATCGCTCTGTTAAAGTCTCTTCCAGAAATAGTAGAGGTAGTTTGGTCAATAGTTAGTCCTTGTCCAATTCTAAAGTTTCCTTTTTGATCTGTGCTGGTGAATGGAATTTGACCGCCATTAATAGCAACTATTTCATTTTCAGGAATAGGCACACCACCCTGGAAGGGGTTTGCTCTATTTATGTCTGTACCAGCACCGATATATTCAAAGGAGTGAGAACTGGTGATGATTCTACTTAGTCTTCTCAGTGAAACACTCACACCAACACCAACAGAATAAGGAACAAATTCATTGAAAGTAACAGTTGTAACACCAGTATTTGTTGGTTCTGTTGCAGTGTTTATAGTGTAAAGTATTGGATCCGTAATCGCTTCGGCAGTTGCTCCACCAGAACCAGAAATGGTGATAACAATATCCTGTTGATTAGATCCACTACCTGCGGGAAGGAAGTTTCTACCACTAGCAATAATATCAATAGAACTAATAGTTCCGGCAGCACTCACATTAGCAGATAGTTCGGCAAGAATTCCTTCAGGACCAAATGGTGCAGATACAGTTACATTAGGAGGAGCTGATGCACTATATCCAGAACCTCCATTGGTAACATTAATTGTTCTAATAGTTCTAAGTGGTTCCATAACAATACCACTCTTTCCTCCAGTATTAACATAATCGTCAAGGTTTATCTTGAAGAAAGCACCCTGACCATCAAATGGTTTTCTTATATTCGATAGATCATCTCTCATATCGAAGAAGGTATAAGTATCTTGTTCCGCAGCAACTGTTGTCCCAGTAGTAATTCCAGTAAACTCATCACCACTGGTTCCATCAGCATACAAACCATAATCACCAAATGAGGAGTTAGAGTTTGTTAGGTCACATTGTCCACCACTACCAGCAAAGATACCAATCTTAGAGTTGATAGTAAAAATAGAAACTAACTGAGCATATGCTTTGTTAGTGATAGAAACGCCAATACCATTTTGGTTATATTGAGTAAATGAGTCACAAACCATACACTTGAGGTCTTGCCCAAGATTATTAGTTCCGGTAAAGGCAGCAGCAACATGGTCTCCGTCTATCTTCATACCAATACTGTTACTCATAAAGTTCGTACAGTTACGAACATATGGAGATCTCCATCTTCCACTTGGACCTTCATTGCAAGGACCAGGATCCAAGAAACCAGATCTAGCACTACCAATACCAGCTGGTGGTGGGAAAGCAACAGCAGCACCAGTAATAGACAATGGTGCAGAATCATCATAAGGATCTTTACTGTAAGCAAAACTCAAACTATCAATCAAACATCCTCTTCTAACATAAAAGACATCATCATTGTTTTGTGGGTAAATAGTAACCAGTCTTAAGTCTTGACCAATAACCGAAACATCAGTTCTTAAACCAATAGGATTGTTCTCAGCATAAACACCAGAGCGAACCATAATAGTATCGCCAGGTTGTGCTGCTTCAGCGGCGGAACCGATAGTTAGTTTTGCTGAACCTTCTGTTCTACCATCATTATCATCGTTACCATACTTAGAAACCCAGATAATGTTTCTAGAGTCAGCACCTGCAGGAGCCCAAACAATCTTACCATTTGGTGCTGTTGTGGTAAAACCAATAGTGGTGAATGCAGATGCACCAAGTTGAATAATATTAGTAACAATACCTGCACAAACAGTAATAGCAGAAACAACATTAGAACAACCGCCTGGATCAGTGTTGAAACCAACAGCAGGGTCGTCTTGTAATGTTAGATCACGAATGAGAGAAACACTATTGCCTACACCCTGATAAGATCTTGGTGCTGGTAAGTTATTGATAACATATCTTGCTACTTGAGCAGCAGTCGTGATAGCAACAATAGTTGCTTCCTTGATACTGTAACCGTTTATATCAGTTCCAGTGATGTGCTGTAGAGTTGCTCCATTATAATAAGACTGACCAGCACCAACACAACGGGAGTTACCACCTCTTGTGATATCATAGGTAATAGCTTTCAGAATATCCTTAATATCATCCTTACAGGAAGTGTAGTCTGCCGAAGATAGGGCAAATGCTGGACTCTTATAGTCTGTACTTGTTAAGAAACCAATAGATTCATTAGCAATGTAGTCTAAGTTTAGTCGTATTAGGTTTGCGGCATCATAGAATCTTCCACCAATAATGTTTCCTGTCGTATCAACTCCAACAGTTGTTAGGACATTTCTTGGAACCTGATACTTTTCAGTTCTAAATCCAACATTATCATTTAGATCATATAATGCCTGCTGGAAGCGAACATCTTTTTGGAAGTCAACTGCTCTTGTTGGAGTTGTGCTGTTGAAACCAATATCACCAGATGCATTAGTAGCAATAACTGTAGCAGCAGATCCAACCTGTAAAGATCCATCAATACCCAAAGCATTGGTTGATGGGTTATATGTAATACCACTATCAACTCTTACAGTCTCACTTGTTTGACTAGTTGAGTTTTCAACAAATGGAATGAAGAAGTCTTGGTTTGTGAGAGTCTCAGTAGTTTGAATGAATGTAGAAATGCCTGCTCTAGCGGCATTTGTTGCGAAACCTGCTACTGTAGCAAATCCAGACTGGATAGCAAAGGTAGCAATACCTGATACTGTAGAGAAACCAGACTGAATAGCAAAAGTCGATATACCAGATACAGTAGCAAATCCTGCCTGAATAGCAAACGTTGAGATTCCTGCTACTGTTGCGAAACCTGCTTGAATAGCAAAAGTCGATATACCAGATACGGTAGCAAATCCTGCTTGAATAGCAAAAGTAGAGATGCCTGATACTGTAGAGAAGCCAGACTGAATAGCGTATGTAGCAATGCCTGATACTGTAGAGAAACCAGACTGGATAGCAAACGTTGAGATTCCTGCTACTGTAGAGAAACCTGCCCTATCTGCATATGTAGCAATACCAGAGTTATTTGCGTATATTGCTGTTGTTGCTGTACCTACAATAAGATTATTATGTACTCTCAGTGGAGCATCTATTCTAACCAACTGAGTAAATGTTGATACCCCAGATACTCTCAGTTCATCCCTGAACCAAGCAATTCCGTTAACATCAAGCTGTGTTTGTGGGGAAATTACATTAACACCAACATTAACTGTTGTGTGAATACCAGCACCATTTCTTATCCAATGGTCTATGATATTAACATCAAGGACATTGGAGTCTGAAGTATTTACTGTAGCATTAACAACGTCTCCACCACTACCATTACCAATGAAGTTAATAGTTGTAAATGAACCAACACCGACGTTTATACCTTCATTTCGTGCGAAGAATCCATCAGTCTTAGCATTTGGTGGTGCAGAAATCCAACGAATACCATTAGCATCGCGGGATAGGAAGTATCCATTATCACCAGGAAAGTTAGCAGAGTCAAAGATATTCCTAACAATACGAATAGAGTTACCAATATCAAGTAGTTGTTCAGGTAACGTGCTTCCAATACCAATATTACCAGCGCGGGATCCAGTAGCAAAACCAACTAAGTAATTAGTTCCGCCATCACTAGTAAGTTCAAAACGTTGTCTGACTGTAGCAATTCCAACATCAATATTATCTACATCTAGTGTTCCTAGAATGTTAACATCGGTTTGGAAAGTAGCAGTGTTTCCAAAAGAAACTACGCTATTAAATTGAGATGCTCCTATGAAAGTAGAGAGACCTGCTACATATAGGTCATTTATATTTGCTTGGTTATTAACAGTAAGATTATCAAGAGTTAAATCATCTCCAAGACCTTCAAAGTCATAATAAAGTTTTCCGTAAATGTATACGTCTTTGAAGAACTTAGCGTCTTCATTAAAATATGACTCTTGTCCTTGTACCCAGATGTTTTCTGCCATCTTATCCTATGAATAATCCAAGTGCTTTTAGTATTACTCCACCACCAACAAAGGAGTTGGCGAAGACTTTAAATAAAAACTGTTTCTGTGGTGGAACCATACTTCCTGTTAGTGCATCAGATTCAATACTGTTCCCTTGAAACCTCATGTTAGCGGCATCAACAATAAAATCATTACCAGCCACATATTCGAGATCACCATTAGACTCAACTACTACATTATTACCCGATATGCGAATATTTCCAGTTCTATCTGCTGTTATTGATACATTACCACGTCTAGCGTGAATTAGAATGTTCTCACTTTTGTCGCCAGAACGCTCTCCAGCAACCATTTCAATGGATTCGTCGGAGTTTAGAATAAATTTTCCAGCATCCGTAATGTCGATAGAAGTTTTTAAATTCTTATCGGATACTGTATATAAAAAATAATTGGAAGCTCCCAAATATCCAAAGGAAGGATTACATATTTCTTCCCTTACTTTTGGGTTATAAGAGATACACTCTCTCAAATACCAGTTTTGTTTATCTTCTGGGCGCTTTGCCATTTAGGTAATACAATCAATTACTTGCTTAACTTCTCCATCAAATGGTGGTCTTTCTCCTAGGTTAGCAGCAAGGATTGCTCCAGAACCATTCTTTGAAATGACCTCAAGTACAGGAATATTAGTTACATCTCTACTATTTATTGGGGTCACCTTGATGATAGCACCAGACTGGATAAGAACATCATACTCATTTCCTTGGTCATCAACTACAGTATCTCCATCTTCAAAGTCTTGCCCTGGATCAATAACTGTTACGCTATCAACAACATATGGAATCTCTTTATCTGCTGGATAGTTCTCACCCTCAGACACAACATAAATGGTATCTACCTGACCATTCTTAACAATAGCTCTAGCAATAGCACCATATCCTTGGTTACAACTATCTACAACTTCTACAAATGGTGGGAAGGTATATCCACTTCCTGGATTGGTTACCTTAACACTTATAATACTTCCTGTTTTATACTTATCTTCACCGATAATACCACCAAGAATAGGAACAGCACTTGCTCCTGTACCACCCCCACCAAAAATATTGATCTTTGGTGGTCCACAAACAATTGGTGGTCCAGTATAACAAGAACCAAGATCACCAATAAAGTTTGGATCTTTAACTGTTCCAGATATGAAGTCATATGCTCCAGCAATATCTTGAACTCCGTCTAATGGGAAACCAGCAAGCTTTGCTGCTGTTGATATTGACTTAGCAGTATTAGCATTATCAATAATTCCTTTGAGATCTGGCTCATCTTGAAATACTGGTCCATATCCTAGTTTATATTTGCAAGCGCCATACTTGTCTTTCTGATTCTTTTTATTACAAGACTTAAGACCAACAAGTCCAAGAAGTGCATCAATACCATTCCGTAGTAGACCCTCAACACTAAAGTCTTCGAAGAATTGAAGAATCTTAGATATTCCATTAATTGCTGGTAGCAATGCATTATCAATAAGACCAATAATACCATTGATCATTGCACCGACAGTTTGATCAGCAACACAATCGACAAAGTTTAGGACATTATTAGCAATAGACTTTAAAAGATCTTTTACAAGATTAAATACTTTGTCTAAGATTTGATTAACAATACAAGGGATAAGATCTTGAAGTATTTTTACTGGTTGAAGCATAGCAGTTTGTGCCGCTACTCCAGCAAGGTGTGCTGCTACTGGATTTAAAGTTGCAGCGAAGACTGTAGCATATACAGAAGCATAGAGAAGATCAAGACCCTTGCTTAGAATTGGTTCAAGTTTCTTAAATAACTTATTAATCATACCACTGATCATTTTGGTTGCAGCGGTAGTTATTTGTTCTGCCCTAATATCAATCTCTCTATCTACCCAGTCTCTATAATACTCAAGTCCCTCATCAAACTGTGCCTTTAAGTCTTGGAGAAACTTAACAAATCCTTCAATAGCATTTTTGATCTTGGTAATTGTTCCTTTATTACCTTTAGTATCTTCACCTTCTGTACCACAAGGTAATCGTATCACCTTTCCATCAGAAGTTCTCTTTGCTGCTGGATTGCTTGGATCTACCTTTTTAGCATCAGAAGGACTAACACCTATTGGTTGTTTTGCAGTTGCAGCATTCTGATCTCCAGACTCACTCTTTGATAGTGAGCCTTTCGCTGGTTCTTTGATATACTTATTGTATCCGGAGAATGGTGCGAATGGTAGTTTCTCACCATCCTTTACAGCGTCGATTGAATTGGCGAATGCACCCATAATAACTGGATGCTGACCATCTGCTCCATCTAGAAAGAAACCAATTACAGTATCACCAGGGTTAAAACGAATACTCTTGAATGTATTTGCCGAACCAGTTCCATGACCTGGTGGTAGCATCACATGTGCCCATGGTAAGTCCTCATTACTTAGTTCCGCTTCACTATAAGGATGATATCCCATAATGCGGACTTTATATCTAATGCCCCAACCTGGACCAGTTGCTTGTTGGTCCCATGATTCAATAGGTGGAATCTGCCCTATCCACCAAACAAATCCATCTCTGCCTACAAAATTAGTTTTAAGTGAAAGATCTTCCATTTGTTACTTTTAAATATCCCTGAATGTATCTCTAAGTAGCTTCATTGATGTTAGAGATTGTGTACCATCAAAATAATGACAGAGTTCTTTTATCATATATAGACCACTATTCTCAGGGTCAAAATCATTACTGTTTGCTGAAATTTTAAGGAAATTGCATCGTATAACATCACCAGATCTTAAATTATTATTTAATGGAACAGTCATATTGAGTGTTTGCATGAACAAATAATTGTATCTAAAGAAAGCGTCTCTTTGATATAACTTAGCATCATTACCAGGTTGTTTGCTCACATCTTTCTCCAACACACCAACATCGAGAACTGATGAGATAATTCTACTTGGAACAGTGTCAAAAGAGAAGTTACCAGAACCAAAAATTTTAGGAATATCTGGATCGTCACCAAGGAATGTTGCGTTCTTAGCAAAATCAGTTATTGTTCTCTTTCCTTCTTGCTGAAGACTAAACTTACTTTGATATGGATCATATTCAGTAAAGAATGATGCATACGTTCCTAGTCTAAGTTTTTCTAATAAGTCATTATTTCTATTAACAGAATAACTCAATATCCTTTGATCAGTTGACTTCTCAATATCTTGGTCCTCTTGATGATAATATTCTGCTTTTGGACTTGCTTTTCCATCAATAATAAGTTTGTCGATAGATCTGAAGTTGTATCCATCTATAGTTTCATAGAAAAAGTATCCAGGAACATTGGTATCTGGAATAGACTTTGATGCTAACCAAGTCAGAACATCGAAAGGTCTTCTCAAGTTTCCAATAAAACTATATTGATTACTAACGACATCAGATTTCAATGTTTTTTGAGATTGTAAACCTTCCTTTATAATGTTTTCTATATGATCAGTTATTTGAGCTCTTGGAAATTTTTTGTATAGTCTTGAAGTTTCATTAGTAATTGCTTCTCTTGATACTAACTTTAATGTAAATGTTTCTCTTTGACCTTCTCTGATAACATTTGTAATTTTAGAGACGTACAATGGTTCATCAACAAGATCAATACCAGATTTATTTTTATCACTGTTACCAGCAATTTTTATGAATACTCTTTCGCCACCTCTTAACGGAAGACCACTGTAGATTGACTGCAATGAACCATCTTTTCCAGGAATTGTTCCTCCCGTATTAGATACGGTAATCTCTGCTGTGATAGTTGGTGAAAAAACATCTTCATAATATTTGATAGCAACTACACCGAGTCTCATATCAATGGTTCTTGTACCATCACCAGACTCTATGGTAATTTGTTCGAATATTGATGCGTCTCTTGCTGCCATTTATACTACACTAGAAAGGAACTTATTTTTTATATTATTACTATTTACCCCAGCAACTATAATAACAGAACCACTATTTGTTTCTCCACCAACATATTCTGTTTGCTTTACAGTATTATTTAAAATTAAAGTATTTGTTCTTGGTTGTGGTTTTGCATTTTGCAAAGCCATAGCAAGTTGAGATGAATAGTCTTTTTTAGATGAACCTACCCATTCACCAATTTTTGGAGACTTAGGATCTCCAGGAATTCCGGGAGCACCCTCTTTACTCGCATCAGGCATAGCAGTATTTCGTTTTGGGGGGCTTTTTGGTGGTGGTGCTTGTGGTTGTGGTTTTGGTAGGTTAAGTGATGCTGGACCACTAAGCATCGGATCTTTGGATGGATCCACAAGGAACTGGTTATCTTGGTTTGTACCACGCCAGACGGAACCAGGAATTATTCCATTAGCATCTGCCCGAATATTATTTCGTGGATCGCTATCACTATTAACTGCCCTAACTGTTGCTGGACTACCTCTAAACTCTAGAGCACCGCCAACAAATTTTGCTGCACTTGCTTGTCTTTTTGGATCGGATAGAAGACTAATAACTTTTAATAGAGTTGCCTGACTTTGACCAGACCATGCAGATGCTTGCCCTAAAGTACGTATTGATTTAAATGCTCCACTACCTCTAGTGTACACACCTTGAAACTGTCCGGGAGCACCAAGAACATCAGTATAGTTAGTACCATATCCAGGGTGTGCAACTCTATTAGCAACCACCTGCAGCATGTCGGCGTATCCCTGGTCACTACTACCTTCTGTGGTGAGTGCCGCAGCGATACGATACATTTCAGCAGACTTTGGATCTGGAAGTTGTGCTGAACCTCCTCCAGGATCTACTCCACCACCTCCACCATCATCACTACCTCTATCAAATTCATAATCCTCAATTCCAAGTAATTTCTTAACATCCTGCTTAAGTAAAAGTATTACAGAATTTATTGAATTATCCATTTGGACGAAGGAATCCTTCATTTGATTCATTCCTTTGTCTACTGCTACTCTTACAGCATTAAAATCAAATCTAACAAGACCAGAAGAAATTTCACCAACCATATCACCAAATCCTATCAAAAAGTTTTGAAGACCCTCTCTAAAATTATTGAGATATTGGAAATATGTCTTCATCCTCTCAATGAGAGCTTGAGCCATTTTAATGATATTTGGGAGATTGGTCAAAGCCCATCCAACTAGTAATGTTCCAAGAAAATCAAGTATTCTACCCAAGAAACCTCTTGTGCTATTTGCTACAGCACTAGTAGATCTTGATATTGCACCCTGAATTGATGATGCCTCTACAATATCCTCTCTTTCTTTTCTTCTTGTCGCTTCTCTTCTCTGATTAAATGCTTTTATACTCGCTGAAAAAGATTTTCTCTTATTTGTTGTAGACTGTATAATTGTTGTTCTAACAGTTGCAGCAGATTCTCTTGTCCTAAGAAGACTTTTGTTAAGTCCAGATAAAGACTTATTAATGCTAGTTACATTTATGGAAGAACGATACGCCATTTAACTTATGCCCATCCAGTATTAAAGTAACGATACGAAGTATACTTGTGAAAATTATCTGGATCTGAAGTAGCAATGCTAGGCAGATAGTTAGCAGAACCTAGATCTTGTGTTGGTACATTTCTTGCACTAGCAGTAGATTCATTATTAATTACTGTTACATTACCTCCAGAGTCTGAACTTTTTAATGACTGGAGATTATCATTAGATTTTTTTGGTGGTGCATTTATTTCTGGAGATGGTGTTTTAAATAATGGTCCTTGTCCAGTAAACGCATCTAGTAAATTAATCTCTGTATTCAAGAATGGATTATCTTTACCAATATCGCTTCCCTTATAAAATTCCTTACCAAGACCAATCAATGCTGGAATAGCAAATGTTCCAGCTATTGTTAACGGTATTGTGAATTTTGGACCTAGAACATAGTTTAATGCTGATAGAGCACCGCCAGCAGCAAAACCTGTACCAGAACCAGCGATCATTTCACCAACAGATGATCCAAAAAGCGTATCGTATATTGCAGACGCACCTGCAGCGAATAAACCACCTTTAAGTACTGATGAACCAAAAGGACTTCCTTTAGAACCAGATGAAGCAGGTGGAGCTCCACTAGATCCTGCTTTACCTCCAGGTGAAGTTTTTGCTGGTGGTGCTGATGGTTTTGGTTTTGTTGGAGTTGGTTTTGTTTTTGGTTTTAAACCTATTCCTGCCGCTATACCTGCAGCAGCAGTTTTAACTAAATTGAGTAGTGCAGCAACAGGTCTAATTAATAAGTTTCTAAAAATAGAACTACCCAACTTAGAAGTAAGTCTGGTAAGATAACCAAGTATAGTTCTAAATCCACCACTAAACAATAAGAAAATACCAGTTACAACACCAATATTCTTCAAGAACTTTTGCTTAAGTTCTTCTAGTCTTTCTTTATCACCAGATATCAAGGCACTAATAGTTGATAGCGCCATATTTCCTAGGAAACCACCTAGGAGAATCATAAAGAAGCTTGATAATCTACCTAGAGTAAATCTTGCTTTATCGCCAACTTTTTTAATCGGAGTCAAAAGAGCAGACTGCATTTTGCGTTCAACGACGCTTTCTTTACCTTCTCTGATTTTCTGCTCTGCTAAGATTTCTTCCTGTCTTATCTTCTGAGATTCTCTTGCCTGATCTAATGCAGAATCTTCTCTTACTCTTTCAGCAATACCATTCAGAGAAGCACTTAGAGCACTAACTTGATTACTAAGATTTATAAGGGAAGAATTAATATTATCAAAAGCAAGTCTATTCTGCTGCAGCGCAAGCGTAGTTCCATAATCTTCCCTTGGCTGTTGGTCTTGGGGACGATTCAGAAACGAAAAAGAGGATACTCTAGTTCTTCTTACTCTTAAACCAGTTGTGATTGGCGATGAAAACTCAGCCATTTAGTTCAGATTGCTGTTGTTTTAAATTTTCTTCCTCAATATATTGTTTTAGGAAAGTGAGATAAACTTCTCTTTCCCAAGGTATCATATTCTCTAGTTCAGTCAATGAGTATTTATGATGCTGCATCAAGGCAAAATTTATCTTGTAGTATGACTCAAGATCTTCATGAGCCATACTTACCCGAAAAAAGCATTTAATCCCTCCAGAACAATTTCATTTTCAACCTTTGTATTTGGATTCATCACCGTAACAGTATGAGACAATTTTGGCATTGTCTCAAAGAATGTTTCAATCTCTTTGAATTGTTTTGAACTCAACTGCTCAAGAAATTCTCTAAGTTCTTTCTTAGAACAGTCCGATGCTGACCAAGACTCTTCCTCAGAATAGACTTGCTCAATGCAGGAAGAGATTAGATCAAAAGTATTATCTAAGTTTAGCTCTTCGGTGCTGAAATTATTTTTCACAAATTCTTCCATAGATGGATACTTCATCCTCAGAATAAGATCATTATCAAGTTTGATATCTCTATTATGGTTCTTTCCAGTCTCAACTTTGATATCATCTAAGTTGATTGTTACGGGAACTTGGGTAGTTCCATCATCTGGACATGTTACAATAACTTCCACTTCTTCGCCAACAGATTTACCTCTGATGTTCAAAAAGATATATTCAATATCAAATGTAGACAGTTGTTCGATTTTAATTCCTCTGCTTAGGATACAGTTAGAAATAACTTCCTTAACAGCATTTGTGATTTGCTTATCATCTTCGCTTTCCATTGCGATGATAAGAATCTTTTCTTCTCTTACAAGAAAAGGGCGATATCTAATTTTCTTTCCATTAGAAGGAAGTTCCAACTCATAGGTTGGTGTAGATATTTTTGGTAAAGGCATAACAACCCAAAAAGTTCAGTTAAAAATATTTATCTAGGTCCATAGGGGCTATTGTAGACTTGTCCCTTGTTAAGTGCTTCAGCATAAGTCATACCTTCAGGAATAAATCTAACTCCACCAGCCTGAGCAGCACCAGCAGAAACTGGAACATATCTCTGTCCTTCATTACCAGTTGATTGATTTGAATTATCATTTTTCTTATTATCATCAGTTCCTCTGTGAATAGAGTAACTATCACTTCTACCACAAATATATCTGTCGTAACTAAAGCGTACTGATGCTTTTAATATCTCCGATGCATCATATTTCACTACTGTTGATGAAAGATCTCTTGGAAAAAGACCCCAGAAAGTATATTCTATATCTTCTTTATAATCTCTATCAAACTTAATAATTTTTGTTTGGTTTGATTTATAATCTTCTGGATATTCCATCCTAAAATAATAATCATCAGATGCTTTTCTATGTGCGGATCCATTAGAAATGAAGTCCATCCAATGTTCTAAGAACTTCAGAGTTTTATACTCATTATCAACATAAAACTCAAGACCTATCTCAGTAAACAATCTTGTGTGAGCCATATTTTCAACGACTCCCATAAAGTTTCCCTTAATATTCGCAGTAGCAAGAGCACTTCCAGGTAACGAAGCAGAATAGCACAGAAGTCCTGATGTCTCAGTAATAAACCTATAACCAACTCCACGGACATTCAAATGTTGTCTTAAAGGTAATGGTAGACCACCAAAAACAACCTGATAATGTGAAGTTTGCGCTAGATTTGTTAGTGCTGGTTTAAAATCCGATATCCTTCTTGGTCTAGGTGCTGCCACTCTAAATACCTTATACGAGTCTTACATTATTAGTTATTTAGATGGCATATAAGGGAAAGTATCAACCTTCTAACCCAAAAAAATACAAAGGTGACCCATCAAATATAATCTATAGATCATTATGGGAAAGAAAGTTTTGTCGTTACTGTGATAATAACCCAAATATATTAGAATGGGGTAGTGAAGAAATGTATGTGTGGTATAAGTCTCCAGTAGACAATAAACCACATAGATATTTTCCAGACTTTTACATTAAAGTAAAAGAATCAACTGGAAACATTAAAAAGTATATTATTGAGATTAAACCTCTACGTCAAACTGCACCTCCACCAAAACCAAAGAGACAAACTCAAGGTTACTTGCGTGAGGCATACGAGTATGCTAAAAACCAGGCAAAGTGGGAAGCAGCAAAAGAATGGTGTCTTGATAGGGGTTATGAGTTCAGAGTCTTTACTGAGAAAGAATTAGGTATCAAGTAATGCCTAGAAAGACAGTCAAGCAACAAACAACAAAAAGACCCACAGATACGGATACAAATGTAAACCGAGTCCGTGGGATAAGTGATAGTATTATTGGTATCAAAGACCCTGATGATATTATGGTAGAACTCTTAGCAGTTCTAAATGAAGGACCTAAGATACCTGAAGCAGGTAAGATTTATATCTTTGTTTACAGCGCCAAGACAGCATCACTGAACTATGATCAAAACCCTTTTGTTGCTGTTACTGATGTATTCCAGTGGGGTTTTCGTGGTCTGAACTTCCATTGGGGTGAGACCAGACAATATACTTGGAATGAAGTTGCTGGTGGGTTGTATGAAGTCTATCCATCGGAAGTGAAAGATTTGCAGATGATACCTTTTGCTAATTTTCGACTAAATACTTAAAAAACATAAATGGCGATACCCTTAGATGTAATTCCATATCAAGGAAATCAACCAAATTCACCTAAACCTGGAGAGAAAGCAACTGCTCAAAAGGACAAGGTTTTAAGGTATCCATATGCTAGAATCGATAACGACTCTGATTATTTGAGAATTGAGATAATCAAATATGAGTCTCCAGCAATTAACTTAGATTCTCTTTTTGATGTTCCAACAGATCAGAATGTAGAAAATCCAACTGTAAAAATAAAAGAGAAGGCAAACTTTCAATTACCTACGATATCTTCAAAAGTAGAAGAAACTAAAAGAACGAAAGGAATACTTCATACAATTTATCTACCAATACCAGAACAAATAGGTGATACCACACAAATTAGTTGGGGAGAGGGAAAATTAAATCCAGCAGAAGCCTTTGGTATTGGTTTTGGTAATCAATTTCAAGATAATCCAACAGCAGCATTAAATGCTGCCCTAAAGGCGTTGACGGATGGAGTAAGTGGAATTGGAGCTGATTCACAAGCATTGAAAGCCATACAGAATGTTGTTTCCTCTACCGCAATTGGTGTCTTAGGTGGTAACGTAAGTGCTAATGAATTAATTTCAAGAGCAACTGGTCAAGTATTTAATCCAAACCTGGAACTATTATTTGATGGTGTTGGTCTTAGAAATTTCCAGTTTAGCTTTGAATTCTTTCCAAGAAATAAGAAAGAAGCGGAACAAGTCATTCTTATTATTCGTACCCTGAAAGCAAGAATGAGTGCTAAGAAAAACGCAAGTGGAAACTCTAAGATTCAAGGTGTCTTCATTTCCGCTCCAGATCTTTTCCAACTGACTTATATGAAAGGTGGTAAAAACCACCCAATATTGAATAAGTTTAAACCAATGGCTCTGGTAGATCTACAAGTGAACTACACAGGTTCTGGAACTTATTCAACCTTCTGGGATGGAACACCAACTCATATAACAATGTCTTTATCATTTAAAGAACTTAATCCAATATACTTTGAAGATTATAACGAGGAGCAATATAGTGGTCCATATGCTCCAGGTGAAGATCCAGTGAACCAAGGTCATGCTGTAGGTTACTAAAATGAGTTACTTTAGAGAACTACCAGACTTATTCTATCAGTCCCCATTTAAAGATAGAACTTCATCTACCGAATATGTAAGAGTAAAGAATCTTTTTAGAAGAGTCAAACTTCGTGATGACTTACAGAATGTTTTTACTCTATTCAACAAATACCAAATCCAACAAGGAGAAAGACCAGAAACTGTCGCCAATAGACTTTATGGTGACGTATCTTATGATTGGGTTGTTCTTTTAACCGCTGGTATTGTAAATGTTAGAGACCAGTGGCCACTTTCAGATTACGAACTTTATAAGTATGCAGAAAATAAGTATGGTAGTAATCTGAATACAATTAGATTCTATGAAACAACTGAAGTGAAAGATTCTTCTGGAAGGCTTATTCTTCCTAAAGGTAAAGTTGTAGATTCAAATTTCTCAATTCCAAATCCAAATATACCAACAGCAAATTTAAATCCTGTTGGTGGTGTTACTAACTATGAGTATGAAGTAAGACTAAATGAGCAAAAGAGACAGGTCTATCTATTAAAACCAGACTACCTACAACTCTATCTTAGTGATATGAGAAGAATTATGAAGTATGAAAAGTCTTCTCAATATATCAATAAGCAACTTGCTGCTACTGAAAATACTAGAAACACTTCACCACAGTAACTCTAAATTCTTATCAAATATCATCACATATCGGTGTTTGCGGGAGCGTTCTTTCCATTCTCCTGCAGCACCTTTAATTTTGCCTCTAGAGTGTTTAGTTCCGTCTGCATAGTAGAAATCTTTCTTTGGGTCTGTGAGTCCGCAATACTTAAAGTTACAAGCGCGATAGATTGTACCAGAATGAAAATCACTATCAGCGTAAGAGATGACTGCTTTAACTTCAGTATCCTTCCGTAACTGTCTAATCGCTCTTGAAACAAACCAAGAAGTGATATTATATTCTGCTCGTTGGGTTTCATCAGTGGGCTAAAATCATTGCTCTCATATAAACCGTAGTTATATCCGCTCTTAAATCCTTTAGAAAAGTCCTTAAGATAATGAAACCGCAGAAGTAACTCTGCGGCTTCGGATTTACTTACACGGTCAATGTAATAATCTGTTTTCACTTGAACAGTAAATTAATGTATGCTGCTACAACTAAAAGTATTAGGCAGATTTGATTATACTTCACTCTTCAGCAAGTCGTGCAAAGTAAGAAAGAGTATCATCATCCTCATCTTCGTCAGCAGAAGATACAGTGCGAGTAGGTTGAAGAGAATTCAGTTCTCCACGAAGATCTTCCGTGAGTTCACGGGAAGAACCACGAGTGTATTCTTCTTCTTCACCCTCATCAGGATCTTGATAGCGAGGAGTGCCCTTGTTACCAAGAACATAGTCAAGGCGCTTCTTCAGATCATCATAAGACTTGAACTGATCAGCAGCAACAAGTTCAGCGAGAGAATACTGCTTCTTCCAGATTGCTTCCATCGCATCGTCATCTTCCAGAAGAGCATCGGGACGAGCAAACTCACTGGAGTCGTAGTTACGATAACCAGCAACGTTCTTTGCCTTCAGTTTGAAGTTAGCACCCTGCCAGAAATCGAACGGATCAATTGCTTCCTCATCCTCAAACTCAGGTTGCATCGCAGCAGTGAGTTTGTCGAAGATCTTCTTACCGAACTTATACAGGAAGACTTTACCTTCGTTAGAGGGGTTAGCGGGATCCTTGACCACATAGATGTTAGCAATGTAAGTCAGTTTACGCTTCTGTTTACGTGCCTGTTCTTTACCCACATCAGTGCCGTTGTTCCACAGCATCGTGTTGTGCTCAGACACAGGATCCTTCTGACCCAGAGTGGTCAGAGAGTTCTCAATATACCAACCACCAGGACCTTGGAATGCGTGACTGTAGAGTTTCACGAACGGAAGGTCCTCACCGTTCGGAGCAGGCAGGAAACGGATGACGGCATAACCATTGCCGCTCTTATCACATTCTAGTTTCCACAGGCGCTCATCGCCACTGGAACCGCCATTGTTATTCATTTTTTCGACTTCCTTGACCAGTTTTGCGGTCAGGGAGCCAAGCTTAGATTGCTTCTTAAGGTCTGCGAAAGACATTTGGATTACCTCGGATTAATTGGATTCGGGGGATTACTCGGATAGTATAACAGGGATGCCCTCAGTCGTCAAGATATTGCTTGAGGGATTCGATTGTCTGATTCATACTGTCGAATAAAACTTGCATATCGGTCTCTGGTGGGAATCCCATCAGTGCTACCGATTTGCGAAGATTCTCTTTCATCTCAACCGCCTGTGGGTCATCTGAAAGAGACAATCTAGTATACATGATCCTTTGCTTTTCTAGCAAGGTCTGTAACTTTTCAACGTGTTCTTTCTTGGTTTCATTATCCATTACACCAAAGGTAAGGATACTTCCATAGATTTGTTCTTGAAGATTATTAATTTCTTCAAGTTCTTCTTGAATAATATCGGATTTAAAAAATTCACTCATTGATAATGGACCGCAAAATCTTTCGGTAGTTGAACACATCAATATTTAGGAATGGGGAATATTTTTTCAATTTCAAACTTACGGTTTCCCACACAGGGTCCAGAAGTTTCTTATCAAAATCGTTTGAGAAATGGAATATTTTTTCGTAGATTGTGAAAGTTTCTAGCGATAGTTGCCCGCTTAGAAACTTTTTGAGTATCGGAGGGTGACCTTTGGTACAGTTGAACAAACTCTCTAACTCGTTCTCCGATAACAATTCGTTGCTTTGCTCTTTGAATAAGTAGGTCAAACTCTGTTGACGCCTCATCCACTCTGCGTATGTTCTTTCGCCAGAATTGATAATTTCTCCAATCCATAAGTTTTGTGGGTTGTCTGCGGATACAAAATTTGCAAGTAGAAAGTCTTTGACTTCCTCATCAGAATATTTACGGCTGGTCTTCTCAAACCAGTATTTGTCTTTACGTTTATTGAAAGAAGTCACAGTTGCCCGTGACTTTCCTCCATACTTAAAAAAGTCATATTTACTGTTCGTAAAATGACTTTTCATCGAAAGATAAGTTTGATAAGTTTCAAATGGTGACATAATAAACTTCAAAAATTACTTTCCTCCCCAAGCAGTATATCTTGATTTTTCAGTATCACTCCATTGTCTAGCAACAAAGTCTTTACCAACACCAGTTCCCTCAACTCCCTTTAGTTTTGAAAGAACTTTTGGTGGGGTATAACCACCGCCATATACAGAAGAAATGCTAAATCCAGCTCTTGCTAAATCATTGCGAATTGAGGAACTCATTGCTCTTTCTCCAATCTTATCATCAGAGAAACCTTTTTGTACCCCACCAGAAGGTCTATACATTGGGATATCAAATGCTCTATCAGAATAGTGCCTTGATCCTTTAGAGTGCTTTCCTCCAGAGGTGGAACCAATCTCCCAACCCTGTTTTTTCATCCATGCTATAGCAGCATCTCTAGTCTTTTTATCATCAAACTCCAAATGATCATGATAATTTTTACCACCATGACTTGGATCATATCCTCCGTGAGTTTCGTCACCAGTGATATATCCAGCTTTCATTTCGTTTATTACAGATATAAACTGATTAAACGTTTTCATTTGAAGTTGTCTTTTATGTATTTAGTTTACAGAGGAAGTTTTGCCTTCGAAGTCTTCTTCATAAAGTTGAGACGGATAGCATCCCACTTCAATCTCTCTTTTAATGGTTTTGAGATAAGCTTCGTGACTGATTCTACCTCAAGACTGTTAATTTCACAATAGTGACAGATAGCATCAATGTAGTTGAAGTTTTCTTCAATCACAATCTTCTCAATTTCAAGAGCGAATTTAGAAGGAGTCAGAAACTTACTTTCTATTGCTTGTTCTAGTTCTTTGTTATTTTCCATAGAGTTCCAGTTTATCTCTAACAAACTTTCTAATGTATTCGCTGAGAAGTTTGATGTACTTTGATTTGTCTCGTTCTTCATAGACGACGCATTCTCCATTTTCACAAGCCATGATGATTACAAGTTTTTTAACTGAAATACCAGTCAGTTCGTACAGCATACATCCGTAAGCCATACATTGAACAAAATAGTGTTCGATCCACTCTCGTGGTTTTGGTTTTTTAGAAGTCTTAAAGTCGATTATAGCTAACTCACCGTCATATTCAGCGATGCAGTCAACTGTCCCAGCAATACCTAGTTGCTTACTATATAGGGACCCTTCAAGGGCGTAAATATTATTTATACGATTTAAGTCTGATTTTGAAATTTTAAAGAGGAAATCAGAAATTGGTTGTACTTTTGGTAGTTCTTCATTCTTCAGATGATGTTCTACCAGAGTATGCATGTCTGTACCACGACTTGTTGCTGCCTTCGTGATACGATCTGCTTCTTCATCACCGACTTTCTTTCTCCAGTTGACGAAAATCTCCCTATTAAAATGACTGGTCACCGAAGTGATGGAGACCAGTCTAAGAAGTTCTTCTTCTGTAGGAACTCTGTAATACCTTACACCATCAATAGTCTCCCTCTCAAGTTGAGGGAGATCAATATCAACATGACTGAACATTAAAAACCTGCTTCCATTTTTGCGAGAATGTATTCTTTAACAAGTCCAGAGCGGACAATATCATCAACCCCAAATTCAATTATATCAAAAGAAGGCATTTTACGCAATACACTCATAAAATCATGAATACCATTACGCTCATTTGACTTCTGCAAATCAGACTGAACCGCATCACCACAGAAACAAATTCTAGTATTTTCACCAACACGAGTGATAATAGAGTCTAATTCATGGAAGTTTAGGTTCTGATATTCATCAACAATAATAATAGAGTTATCAAGTGTAGTTCCACGAAGGAACGAAGTACTCCAAAACTTGATTGTTTCTTGTGACTTGAGATTACCATAGAGCATCTCGAAATCAGCATCACTAGGCATCTGGAACATATATTTCACCATATTCTTATAAGGAATTTGGTAAATATCCGCCTTATCTTCATGAGAACCAGGAAGGAACCCAATCTCTCTGGTAGCAACTAGAGAACGAACAAGGTAAATGCGTTCATAAGGTGTATGTTCATTCAATACATCTTGAAGAGCATTATAAAGTGTGATAAAGGTTTTACCAGTACCAGCACAACCATATGCTACTAAATGTTTACCTTCTTGATAGGAATTAAATAATCTTTTTTGATTATCCGTAAGGGGATCAATATCAATAAGGTAATCGGAACTTAGAGGTTTCTTCCTCTTCATCTGCTTTGCAGTGAGACCAACCCCGATAGGTTGCTCTGCAGACGATCTTTTTCTTCTTGCCATTAGATTTTGTTTACTTTAGAACCAGGCATTTTCGCTGCACGGTGCAGCACATCGTTCCATCCAGGATTCTTCTTCCTGAGTTTGTCCTTCCACTCACCCACTTCACCAGGTTGTGGGCAGGTAGAAGGATCAGACCAGTCTCGAATCCATTCTGGATTTTCCACTTTCCACTGGTCCCATTCGTTGACGCTCATCGTCACTTCTTTTTGTTCACCAGTTTCTTTGTGGACTACAGGATATGTTGCCAAAATTTTCACCTCCTAATGATATGAACTTATTTATTGTTTAAATGAGAAGATATTTTCATAATATGATTGGTAAAATCTTCCAAAGATAAATCCCACTTCATCACATTACAAATTTTACAGCAAGGGGTACAATTATCTTCTGTATAACCTTTAGTACTATCAATCCTATCAATTCCAGTATATAAAAAATCACCGCCAGTTTTTGATTGCGATTTTTTTACGGAAGATAATGAATCACCACAATAAGAACAAGATTTTACTACATTTTCTGTAAAAAAATTTACATCAATGTCAAAGTTTAATCCTCTTCTATTAGCAGAAGTTCTATATGTGGAGTATAGGTCGTTTTTTGCGGCTTCACCATAAGATAATTTCCAAGGCATATTTTTTGCCCCTTTTGATTTCCAAGTAGATACATCTCTTTGAGAACATCCACAAGAATATCTTCTTCTTATGTTAAAACTATACATTTCTTTAGTCCCACCACATATAGAACATTTTACTTTCCCTTTAACATGATGACCTGGACCTTTTGCTGGTATTACATCCAATACGGTAAAGTTGCCTATGACATCTCCAACACTAATAGATGATTTTCTTCCCATAGTAGTAATGTATCCAACTACTTATATTTATAATATGGATACATTACAGAACCCATTGATTTTCTACTCCCCCAAGTGCTTCTGTACAGATAGGAAATTGCTCGGCAAAGATTTTTTTACATTCTTTAGCAATATCCATATGCTCTTTTTGCGTTCCATTTTTTTCTCGGAGTGCAATATATGTGATCCAAGACCTGCAACTACCCGCCATATAAAGACGAGTAGGAGTCGCCAGAGGAAGCACAAAGCGAGCAGACTCTTTTGCTACTCCGTGAGCAAGAAGTTCCTTGTAGAGGCGCATACCCTCCGCAAAATGGTCTTGAATCTTACTTTGTAGCGTCAGTTTTTCATATTCGCCAATATCATCAATAGAGTTTTGACGATTCTTGGTATCCTGACGACGAAGATCGGGAACGGGAATATACTCTGAAATCAGTGAAGTATCAGCATAGCGTTGTGAGAACTCTTGATATGTGAAACTACGGTGACGCAAAATTTGAGCTGCGATACCACGATTGGTTTCAATCTCAAGAGTCATAAAACTCTGCTCAAACACAGACCAATGGTTGTGCTTGATGCAATAAGCAAGCAACTTGGAATAGTTTTCGTTGTCTTGATTTGCAGGATTACTGACTCTTGCTACATACGCCATTGTCTTTTCGGCGTCTGGAGTTACACTAACCAGTTTTACAGTCATTTACCAAATCCTTTTGATGTTTTCTTTTCTAAGTCTGCGAGTTGTTCTTTCAACTCACGAAGTTGCACTTTCATCTCACGAATCTTTTCATCGGTATAGAGATGGTCTTGCTTGATGAGACGCTCAAGCAACTTTACAAGTTTTTTAGATCTACTAGTCATTAATCTGCATATCCATCATCATCGTCAAAAATTTCATCGTAGTCTTGTAGACCTACTTTTACTTCCTCATAGTTGAGATAACTCTGAGTATCAGAGTATACTTCAGCTTTGAGAGAATCTACAAGTAATTCAAGATTACGGACGATGAGTTTAAGTTTTTCTTTGTCCATAAGATAGGGTTCTCTCAACTCATTTTACACAAAAAAAGGGAGGTCGTCAAGACCTCCCCATCTTATTACTCACTCAGCATATTTCTACATACCCGTTTACAAGTTTGTTGGTCATCATCACATTCTATTAGACAGTTAAAATAATCATTGACTAACTCCATTTCATCATTACAACGGTCAACTGTTTGCTCAAAGTGTCGCCATTCTGCAAGTTGATTGTAAGAGACAAGGTTGTGCATAATGTCCTCCACGCACAAGGATAATCATAACAAATAATTTTCGCTCATTTGTATGACCTCATTATTCTACCATATGTATATTAGATATGTTACTTAGGATACAAAAATTTATGCCTATTAGAGAAACTTATAGACATAAAAAAAGAGGGAGAGTCAATCTCCCTCAAACTTAAACATTTTTTCAAACCACTCATCTAGATGAATAGTATAACAGGACCAATAATTACAACCCCTGTATGTTAGTTGATAGCAAGCAGGAGGTCTATTGTCCTTATCCATATCATCATAATGATATTTGTAGTTGTCCATTATTTGTCCAACCACTGAACATACATTGATAAAAATACGGTTGTTAAAGCAATCGCAGCAGTAGTTGATACCATGAACTGTACCATTACCTTGCTCCTACTAATTGTGCTAGTTGGGCTTGATGACGACGCTCTTCTTTTTGTTTTTGCTCTTTAATGATTTGCAAGAAGTTTAGTTTCTTCATTTGTGCCCCTCCTTTACATACTTAACACCACGATAGGTTTCGTTGTATTGTTGGGGTTGTTGCATCATCTGTTGTTGATATGCGATACGCTTTTCGGTATCGTATTCAGCACCACGATAAACTACTTTCGACATTGGTTTTCTCCTAAAGAAATGAGATGGTTAGTCCCGTTCCTTCAGTCGGCTTTTGCGTCTATGAAACAACCTTTCTTTGTGACTTGTTCAATTTCTAATATGAGACCAATTTTTTCATGGTCAGTGACGAAGTTACTAGCATTAACTCTACTAATGAGAAGTTGTGCCTGTAAGCAAGATAAAAAGAGTTGCTCCATAGATGAACGATCCGTTCCGAGTCGGCTTACTTGCGTCCTATTCAGTTTTTAGCACCTTTGAACAACATCCTTTCGGAGTTCTAATAGCAATCGGTCTTCTCTTCTTTGGTCTACTACATCGTCGTTTTTAACGATGTCCATTAGTTCCCACGCTGCGTCACAACTTATAGTCACAGGATATGGATTCTGTATAAGTCGTGGCGTTGAAACAGAAAGAAGTGGAACCCATGCTAAAAGCAAAAGTGCTTTAGTCATAGGATGAACGTTAGGGGATTATTATACCCCTATTCATCCTATATAGGTCTTATATGTGTGAAAACAGTAACATAAGATACTAAATGGTATCTATATTATACTAAAAAGCGTGAAGATTTGTGAAAACCCTCACGCAAGAAAATTTTGCCGGAAAAATTATTAGCGATATTGGAAACTACTTTCGCTTTTTCTTTTCAGGCACATTATAACCCCATGACTTTGGATTGACTGTACCTTGAGTCCAATCCATTCGTCTTACATCACGATACTTATCCCAATAGTGGTCAAAGATATCAGAGCGAAGACCTTGAACTACATCAAACTTTTCTTCATCATTATCACCATAAGATACTAGATAAGAATCTCTTGGAAGACTCTTATCGTCAGCAAAAGAAGGATCACAATTTATGTGAATAATATTGATACCCTTTCCCATATCAAGAACGATTGCCCCACTGAATATCGGGGAATGCTTCAGCAACATCATCCTGAGTAAGATTGTATTTGTCGGTTAGTTTTTTATCTTTTACAAGACAAATAATCTCTGCTTCAAGTGGGTGTAAACCTTGGAGAAGATTGATAAACATACTTTCTCTACGAATGCTGTTCATACTATCATTACCACCTTTCACAAAGAAATAAAAGTTCTTCGCCTCTTTACGAATAGTAGTTCTAGCCTGCTGATCAGTCACTCCCATTGAGAATGAACCAGTCTCATACATTCTACGTGTCTCTTGACTGATTTTGGTAGAAAGTGTACCAGAGTTTACAGTTTGTTCATCATAAGAGGAATATGGAACTTCCCCTGGTGGAAGAACACTTACAACACTCTCATCAAAGTTCCAAATGAGGATGATCTTAAGAGACATATCCTCATATTTTTTCAGAACTTCGACTTTTTTTGCTTTGGTTTTTTGTTTCGATACTAGATCAAGAACCTCAAAAACCAGTGGATTATTAGGGAGTTCTAGTGAGGTAGAAACCTTAACAGTCCTTGGTTTTGTATTGGTAGTGTTACTCGTCGTCTTCTTCGTCGTTGATTTCGTAGTCATGATAGTTTTCAAAGTTAAATGCAATCACCTCATCTGGAATCAGGTTACCCTGGTTATCGAACATTTCGGGGTGAGGTCTTGGAATCTCCCGATAGTTCATCATATATTCTCTTGCTACCCAACCACCTATAAGTCCCACAATAAGAAACAATACGGTCATGAATGAACCAAAAACTAGACTAACTGCTAACATTTCTTTTGCCTCGGGAAACTACTATTCTTTTCCTTGACTTAAAGGAAAATTCAAAATAGATGGTAACTTCCCGATTCAGAAAGCAAACCATCTTTTCGAAGATGATATGGAATGGTTGCGTTTGCTTTCTCTTACCTCCATTAAGCAGTAAATCAACGCCACGGTTTACGTGACTCTTGTTTTTATTTATGTTATGACTTGATGACTTGTTGTTCTTTGAGGAATCTGATTGTGTCAACGGAACCTCCTAGCTTTTTATCATCACAAATAACCTGAGGGAAGGTAGAACCTTCACCAAATTCAGAATAGAATTCTTCTCTAGTAAAGTCCTCACTAAGAGTATACACGACAAACTGAGTGTTTGTCAACTCTAAGACTTTTTTTACTTTGTCGCAATATGGACAACCTTCTTTTGAGTAAACTGTAAAATTCATTTTTAGTCGAAAAAGAAAATGTGAAAGAGTCGTGAATCTTCTTTGGTTTGACCAAAGTATTTTGATGCTGCGTGAATATTTTGAGCGTCAAAGATGAATAGTCTATTGAAGACATTACCAATAGAGTCAACTAACTCAAACTTGGTTTCATCGTAAAAACCACCAGCAAATACATCATCCGTAAAGTTGGGGTCACCAGTTCTCCTAGCACCATTCTTACTAGCGTAAAGAGAAGTTCCTGTACAATAAGGAGCATCTGGGTTGAGATATATCATAGCAGCCCAGGTTTGACCATCGTGATGATAGACAAGGGCATCTTGTGAGGTACAGTATTGAAAACGACCACACATTCCATGAGACTCCCATTCACGGATTTTGATACCCATGATTTTTTCAAATGCTTCTTTTGTTCCAGGAACGAAGTATTGTTCTTTTGAACGACTTCCTTTGAAATAATTTAAATCTTCAGAAAACTCTTGCTGAAGAGCAAATTCTCTTACAGCATATGGGTTAGCATAAAAATTATCAACAACCCATATAGTTTTCTGCGACTGTCTATTTATTGATGAGACTGGAAGGTATTTCATATCAATTGCATAAGTTTTCACATACGATTTGATGAAGCGATTTTCCATAATCACCGGTATCTATATAATAGTTACTATTGACAAGGAAGTGATATGTGGGAAAAGGATTAACTCTGCTCGGATCAATCAATCTTTCCGTCTGCATCTTCATCATCTGATAATCACCTAAAGTTCTGTAGCACTCAGATAATCCCACAAGATGTTCATTTCTTGGTGGACACCATTCTTCTGCACGAATATAGCAGTCAATTGCTTTTTCAAAATTATTGCAAGTTCGATTCAAGTCTCCCATAGCACATAAAGTAAAATATGCCATCTCATCAATACCAGTTACATATCCAAGTTGATGATAATTAAATCGATAATTCAGATACTCTTCATAATAAAATAAAGCACGACGTGCCATCTCCTGATTATGCGTTTCACCTAAAGGATAAGTACCATAAGCAGCATCATTATAACTTTTAGCAATATACCAGAAGTGATAAACATCCTCTAGCATTGTGTTGTTGGAAATGTGTTGGTTCTCAAGTTCAACAGCATCAGTAAAGAACTTAGTTGGATTTACCCAAGTCCGACCATCGTTAATAATGATGTGTCTAAATCCTCTTGCCAGACTTATTCTTGGAAACTCTTCTCCCGTTGGAACACATCCAGGTTTCAGAATACACTCGTGCCTCTTGTCGTGCCTAAACCTCCAGGGAATTTTTGTATTCCATAGACGGCAACGATACCAAATACAATTATCAGACTGTGCCGTAACATCCCAGGCATCAATTGAAGTATCTTCTAAAACACTCCAATCAAAGTCATCATCAACGTGTAGTTGTTCATCAGCATCAATTCTGAATAACCAGTCACAACCGTGGTCAGTCTCTGTACATTTCTGAACCAAGTCATCACTATTCCAACCAGGATAGTGCCATTCTACATTGTAGGTAAATCCAGGAATACCTTTTTGTTGAAAAAAGTCTTCAACCATCTGTTGAGTGCGGTCGTTACCATTACACTGGATAATCCAATAGTCAATGTGCTTATAACAAGAATTAAGCATTCTCTCAACGACGTGCTCCTCATTTCCAAGCATTACATTGAGACATAGTTTAGTTTTCTTCATGGCGTTAAAATAGAATCAGATAGTCCAAGTTTCTTCAGTTTTTTAGCAGTCTTGATGATGGTTTCATCAATCGTCAGATATTCATAAGTAGCAGTTCTTCCAGTGAATACTGTGTTCTTTTCTGCCTGCATCAGAGGTTCATACAGTCTGAACTGACTGAGATACTCACCAAATATCATTGGATAATATGGATTGTTCACACCATCAACGTGAGGAACAGGATACTCTCTTGTGACAATTGTTGTTTCTACATCCTGTTTATACCAGTAGGAATGGTCAATTGCACGGTTCCATCCATTCTCTTTATTACATTCATTCAGTTGAATATAAAGAGTTTTAGGGCAATAGACGTGTTCAAAATTCAAAGAGCGATAAGTTAATTCGCCAAACTGATAATCAAAGTAATTATCAACCTTACCAGTATAAACCAACAGGTCACACTTGTCTTTCAGTTTTCTCCACTCATCTCTGGGTGTATCCAAATGAACGGGGATACCATCCAGAATGTTTTCAAACATCCGAACAAATCCATACTTAGGAAGACCCTGATACTTGTTATTCACAAAGTAAGTTTCTTCACCAGGATTTCTTACTGCTAGTCGTGCAAGAATACTCTGAGGAAGTTCCTCAAAGGGAGTATTCCACATCTTTTCAGAATAATCCCTGAAGACTAAATCAATAATTTCTTCATCAGAAAGTCGTCGTCCAATAATTCTATCAGACGTATCATTATAAGGAATGGGGATTTTACCCAGTTTAGTATTTGCCCAGACCTTGACTGAGAAATCATTAAACTCCGAAAACTGATGCAACCAGTTCCAGACTTTCTCACTATTAGTATGAATTGCGTGTGGACCATGTGCATGGACAATACAACGGGTCTTTTCATCAATATAGTCGTAGCAATTACCAGAAATATAAGATCTAGTTTCAAATACTTCTACATCCCACCCATTATCTTTTAAAATTCTAGCGGCAGTTGAACCTGCTGTTCCTGCGCCGATTACATATGCAAGTGCCATAAAAATTAAATTGCAAGAATTCCAGGGAAACGTTCTTCATCCTTAATTGCTGTCAACCAAGCAGTGACAACAGGAATATGTGGTGCCATTTCCCAAGTATTTAACCGATACGTTTGAAAGCGAATATCATAGTTTCTAATGAAGTTTGCTAGCTGTTTGTTGGTATAATACCAGAAACTATGTTCATTCCAGAAGCTAACGTGAGTTGGGTCTTGGAATGCACCCCTACCATCAGTAGAAGGAACCTCAATCATTGCCCAACCACCGTGTGCAAGGACCCGATGAATTTCTCTCATTGACTTAACAGGGTCTCTCAGGTGCTCTAGAACATGACTTGCATTCAAAACACCAACACTATTATCAGGAAGTGGGATGCCATCATTCAGGTCACAAGTAATATCAGCACCCTCCTGGTCAATGGTTACATAACCAGGACGAGGATAAAGTCCACCACCAATATCAACTTTCAGAAGTCCACGGTCTTCTGCATCTTTCTCTGCAAGTTGATATCCATACTCATAATAAAGGTCTACGGTCTTAGTTTGAATTTGAGCATTTCTTTCTAGGTAAGTATTGTCACCATAAACCCTATAGATGTAAAGAGGTTTTTGAATATGATACATCTTCGTATTCAGATAGGTTCTTATCATCAACTCGTGGTCATCACATATACTTAATTGAACATTATGCCCACCGATTGATTGATAAACACTCCTTCTCCAAGATCTAACATGGTCAGGAGAATACCAGATGAATGATAATGCCTGACTAGTTGGACGCCAAGAGTTCATCACATAACGGTCTTTACCACGAAAATTGTAGAAGTAGTAAGACCAACCATGCTGCTCATTATAAGGAACAAAGTTATCATCATACACAGCAACATCACTGTACACAAAACCAACACTCTCGTCTTGGTATGCCTTGTTAAGTTCTTCCAGACAGTCTGGTGTGATCATATCATCATGGTCAACTTCCACAAGGACATCACCAGAACCAAGATGGAATGCCTTGCTCTTGTGAAACCCAACGTTAGGATTATTTTCATTACACTCGTAGATCTTTACCCTCCCATCATTCTCAATTTCTGGAGAGAGTTTGCTACGGTTAAACTTACCATTCAACCACAAAATCCACTCCCAGTTCTCATAAGTCTGAGCACACAGACTTTCGTAGAGTTCTTGAAGGTAGGGAGTGTTCTTGTGGGATGGCGAAATAATGCTGAACTTATAATCCATTCAAGTAAAGGTGATATAGAAGTATTATACCTTATGTAGTTGGTTCAGTCAAACTATTTTTTGAAATTTTTGAAACTACTTTTTTTAACTGATCATTCACTAGATATGGTAGTTCAGTTCCCCTCATGTTCTGAATATAAATTTTTCTACCATCAATATATTTTTTACCATTATCTGGTTTGTAAAGACCACCCACTAAAGTTATAGGTAGTTTTTCTATCTCACAATTAACCGCATCTAAATCACAATAAAAATTATCAAGTATACTAATATCAGTCAAACCATAATTTATGGTTGTGACATTCAACTTCTCACTTAACTTAAAAACATCATTATCAAAAAATATCATATTAATCTGGTTTAGTTGGCCAATTCTCGTGATTTAAATCATTAACCATTGGTTTTGGATCACTAATAATAACTGGGAGATCTCGCAATATCTGACGATATGTTGCCCACTCATCTTTCTTTTCTTCTGTTAGTGGGGAATCTGGAGATTGAGTCCAATCACATCTAGATAAAAGACTATCTCTTATATTTCTAAATTCTTTCCAGTAATTTCTTGCTGCTTCCAATGCCAATTCTTCTAAAATTTTTTTCTCCTCATTCTCTTTATTTAATGCCTCAAGTTCAGTATCAATTCTTTCCTTTTCATTATTAAAATCCAAAACTGCCTGTTCAAAAATACCCAACTCCTCAATTCTTTTATTGGGAGATCCATCAATATACTCAATCTCACCCCAGGTATCATACCATTGAACAGCATGAATATTTGACGGAATCCAAGAAAAATCCTGTTCAATATTACGATAAAACTCATTATCAATTCCAATTGTTTTATCACTTGGAATAAGTGTAATTCTCATTCTTCTTTACCTTCTTCTAAGATATTTATAGGTTGATTGAGTGGTGTAATTTGTGCAGGAATAATTTGTTGCTTAAGTGCTTCTTTATAAAGTTCTTGGTTTTGATAGTTTGCTCGCACAACTTCATTCCTAAAACTCTCTACTGCTGCTCCAGTCTGATTTGATTTTTGTGCTATTTCAACTGCCATAAAAGGCATCCAAGTTACTGCACACCCCCACTCATCAACTGGTTCTCCTGTGTTTGGATTAGTACCTCTCATCTGAGTGTACCATGAACACTTAAGACCAATGCAGTCTTTCTTAATAAGTGGACAAAAGTTTCCTGGTTTAATTTTAGCCATATCTAAAAATTATATTATATCAGTATTAGTCTTTAGAAGCAATAATTAAGTCAACATATTGGACAGCAAAGTCCATTGCTGTACCTGTAAAAGATGCTGAACCAGACCAAGATGGATTAGTAAATCCGTGTCCGTGAGAGTTTCCACCACCAGTTGATGTGGTATTTGGGCTGAGACCAACAATTGTACCACCACCGGCAAATCCTTGAGAACCACCTCCACCATTATCAAGCAAAAATTGCCCAGATGTTGATGAGTGGTTGTGGGATGGCATCTCTGAAGTGGTTAGTGTAGTATTACTTACAGAACCGCCAGAGTTAGATCCAGAAACCGAAACAGAACCAGATGGTGTCCTAGAAGCAAATACACTTGTAAATGCGGTCGTACCACCAGAACTTGCAGATCCACTTACTACTCTAAGTGCTTTATTATTATGAGTTGTTTGTTTGGTCCAACCAGTAGGTGCTGCTGTCTGTTGGAATAACATCAAAGTGCCTGATGCAAAAGTTATAGCGCCAGAAGTACCTTGAGATCCAACAGCACCCTGTGCACCTACAGCACCTTGAGCACCTGTAGATCCTTGAGCACCTTGAGTACCTGTAGATCCTTGAGCACCTTGAGCACCTATAGTACCTTGAGATCCTGATGTACCTGCGGTTCCTTGAGCACCTTGAGCACCTGTGGAACCTTGAGCACCTTGAGCACCTGTGGAACCTTGAGCACCTTGAGCACCTGTAGATCCTTGTGCTCCTACTGAACCTTGAGCACCAGTAGCACCTTGAGCACCAGTAGCACCTTGAGCACCTGTGGAACCTTGAGCACCAACTGTGCCTTGTACACCTGTAGATCCTTGAGCACCTACATCACCTTGAGCACCTTGAGCACCTACATCACCTTGAGCACCTGTGGAACCTTGAGATCCTGATGCACCTGCGGTTCCTTGAGCACCAGTAGCACCTTGAGCACCTTGAGCACCTATAGTACCTTGAGATCCTGATGTACCTGCGGTTCCTTGAGCACCTTGAGCACCTTGAGCACCTTGAGCACCTTGAGCACCTTGAGCACCTGTAGATCCTTGTGCTCCTACTGAACCTTGAGCACCAACTGTGCCTTGTACACCTGTAGATCCTTGTGCTCCTACTGAACCTTGAGCACCTTGAGCACCTTCAGCACCTGTAGATCCTTGAGCACCTTGATCCCCTACAGCACCTTGAGCACCTTGAGCACCTGTAGATCCTTGAGCACCTTGAGCACCTGTAGATCCTTGAGCACCTTGAGTTCCAGGTGTTCCCTGCCTAACCCAAGATGTTCCATTCCATATCCATCTGGAGTTACTAGATGTAAAAATATCATTTACTGATGGACTATCTGGAAAGTTTAGAGCCATTATCTAACCACTATATTCCTTTCAAGTTATTTATCTTTTCTTTGAATTCTTAAAGGATTATAACCAATATCATACATAAAGTCAAATAAAAAAAGAGAGTATAAAACTCTCCTTTTTTAACCACCAACTCACCTCTCCCACCACAGAGAGGGTCTTCATTCCCAAAGATACAAGGAATCTTGAAGACCTTAAAGAGAACGTACACCCATCATCAAAGATTAGTTAACCAAATGTTTTCAGCAAGTTTTGCTTCGCCAGTTATAATTGCAGATTCTAGATCTGAAATATCTTCTCCAGAATCTACAATTTCTTGGTCAGTAACAACAAGTTTAAGGTGTCCAACATTACGATCAATATTAGATTTTAAGTCTTTGGAGGGCGTTTCTCCACCATCTAATTTTTCAATAGCATCTTCAATCACCCAAACACTATCTTTAGCTACAGTAATTGTTTGCAAAATTTGTTCTTGAGTTCTTGCCATTTTTTAAGCTCCTATAAAGTTTTTTGAATCTTCAAAGACCTGATTATTTGCATTTATATTCAATTCAATATCTTCATAATCAATTGATTCAAGATCTCTCCAAAATTCAAGTCCTTTACATCTTGATAAGATTTCATCGGAAAGAATTTCTTTTGGAGATAAAGAAGTTTTTTTCAACTCCTTTCTAACATAATGCATATCACTTAAACCATAAGTAGAGGCATCATTTTCCTCATTAATGTTAATAAGATTATCAAATTCGTGTTCATAATATTCTTCATCAAGAAACTCATAAATTTTCTTCATTGTTTTTTCTGGAAAACTAACAAGATCATCATATTCAACAAAATGCAAATATTTTTCCTGCCCTTTCGTTAGTACATCACGAATTCCCAAATAACTTTGTCCAAGAATTCCAGATTCACTTACAAGAAATTCACAACGATTATCATCCGTTAATAAAATATTAGATTTAACTAACATATCATCAATAAAGTTTATTTTTCCATTTACTTCATATGGATTACGACGATGCATCGAAATAAAAGATGCTAAAATTTCATCAATGTTTCTAACAGGACAAATAATTTTTGGTGTAATTCCCAAGTAACCTTCAATGTAATGAATTCGATTTACCCAAGATCTATTCTTGTCAAAAATTACTGGTTTTTTTACATCAAAATAATATTGATGAATAATATTGGAAATAATCATTGATGCTTGTTCTGGTTTTGGATATGCCAAAAACAACTCGTCCTGAGACAATTGTTGTTCTAACATAATCATCAACCCAGTCACAGGAGAACTAGGACCAGAATAAAACCTTGGATTTTGATTTAAAATGCTAGATAAAATTGTACTTCCAGAGCGAGGAAGTCCCGCCATAAAATAATAAGTTTTTTGCACTGGTTCTACCATAGACTTAATTTACTGAGCATCAACGGATTTAACAATTTCATTAAAATCAAACAGTTCGGTTCCCTCTTCATAAGGATACTCAACTTCATTACCATCAAAGTCAAAATCAAAAAGATAACTCCCCGGTAATTTAAAATCATATGGAACTGTTGTGGAGATATTATCATGCAGATCATATCCAAATACTTTTGGACTAGTCCCATTCCAAAGAACTGTTGATTTTTTATTTAGTGCGGCAGCAGCATGTTGAACACAAGAATCAATTAAGATTCTTTTTTTAGCATGAAGAACAATACTAAAGTATTCCATCAAAGATAAAGATTTTTCTGGTGTTGCAAAAATGTGCTCGACACCTTCTAGTTTTGGCGAATTAACTTTTGTAAGTTGAATAATATGATATTCAGATTTATAATAATCTACAAGTTTTTCTGCAAGATCAAATGGCATATCTCTTGTCCAAGAATATGGTTTCGAATCAGTGGTCATAACTCCACCGTTAGTATGAATAATCATAACTGGTTTTTTTCGTTTCCAAACTTCTCTGGATATATTTTGTTGAAGTTTATTAAATCTTATTTCTGGTCTTTCTCTAGAATATTTAATACCATACATATCACACCAATTCTCAATTAAACGTTTACGTTTATGAATATGATTAGTTGTATAATATGGTTCATTATGAAATAGAATAGAATCTTTATCTTGAATATATTCTTGATAAAAATACTGCGTTGTTCCTATGGTATAAACTCTATGAACATAAGGAAGATTTATAAAAATATCTGCATATGCACAGACTATAACTAATTTACGATCTGGGTGATTTGCTTTAATTGCTTTTGCTACTGCGGTGGCCGCAATATGTTTTCCAATACCACCCTGCACATGAAAAATACTATATTTTGATTTCATAAATGAATGATTAACTTGAATGGGTCTACTTATAAAATATTATTATCAATTTATGGTGCATTATATTATATCATCTCTTTTTAAAACTGTCAATCCATTATTGTTTGTTTTATACTTATAAAATTTCCAGTGTGGATTCTTCATTACAAACTCAATAACCGCAGATAACAATCCTTTATCATCTTTTCCATCTTCTCCTTTAAGACCAAATGTATATGTGTCATGAAATACAATATATTTTTGTGCCTTGTTTCCGTGAAGATTTAATTCCCGTTTAAGTTGATCATATATGTGAAAAGTATCAATAAACAATAAATCAGTCTCTTCAATTTCTATATCGAGAACATCTGCTTGAATATATTCCGCAGATTTTCCTTGTCGTTTAGCAAGATCAAAAAGTTTTTGAACATTTGAATCTAATATGATATCAAAGGAAAAAAGTTTAGCATTAGTGTTTAAAAATGCTCTAGTACTAACTCCTGTTCTAACTCCCATTTCCACTACGGTCTTACATTCTTTTGCTAATTCATAAAGTTCATGAACATTTTCGTTGATATCACTTGGTATTTTCCTTGCTCTTTGATACTCTAAATCAAATACACCTGATTTTATATTTTTATCTTTACGTTGATGTTCATAAAGTTTTATCATATTGTGTGGGATTTCCCAATTTTTTCCATTGATAAAATGATCATATGATATCAAGTTTTTTGAATCTAATTCAATTCTTTTTGAAATATCACTGTCGGGGTCTTCAAACTTTGTAAGTGTTTCCGAAATAGTTCCTTTAATTTTATTTGAATTAATCGCGTAAATGTTTTTTGCATATTGTACAAAAAAATCATCACCATACCAAACTTGATATAGAGATGGTATAACTTTATATGATTCTCTTAACATAAACATACAGATTCCGAATGCCCACGACTGACCTCCAATAGGTTTTGTGGGATCATAATTTAATTTTACAATCTCTTCTTTTGTATCAATATAATCATCAATTTTATAATTATTTTGCCTTCCCTGTAAATTTACACCAATCAAATCTCCATTTGAAAGATTAAAATCAATAATCATATCAAATATTTCTGATGACACTTTAATATCATCATTTAATATTCCAATAATTTTAGATTTTGATCGAAAATATCCCTCATTCCAAGCAGGATTTACAAAAATATTTTTACCATATGAAATAATTTCAATTTTTGAGTGATTTAAAATCTCATAAGATGGTCTTTTTAATTTATTATTGTCAACGATAATAATTTTGTTAATTGAGTTATGACTTACATAAGTTTGCAAAGATTCTTCAAATTTATTTGCAAACCACATTGTTGGAATAATGAGATCGATCATAAATTATAACTCTTTTCAAAATTTCCTTTATATATTTTATTTCCAATATGTGATACTGTGTGTTTTGGATTTAACCAAATATCATATCCCAATTCCTTTATTTTTCTAGTTAATGCGACATCCTCTCCGATAAAACTTCCATTTTCAAAGGTATATTCACAAATATTTTTTAAAGGACTGTTACGAAATAGTAATTCTGTGTTTGTATTCCACAAATCAATAATAACCTTACGAGTCAATTTAAGAAATCCTGTCCCACATTTTTCAATTTTAATATATCCATCGGTATCTTTTTGAATGTCATTATTTAACCATACATTATATTTAATTTTTTTATCTTCCTTATTCACAACAGGTATTGTTATAACATCCTTTTCAGATTGAATAATTTCAATTAATGCTTTTTCATCCCAATATTCATCATCATCAATAAACACCATTACATCATAATTATCAGTATAAGATAATTTAAATAACTCATTTCTAGCCATTGGAAGAATACTTTCATTAGCTAAAAAAACACATCTAATATCTAAGTCATTTTTGATTCCTAATTTAATAGATTCACATAAACTGTGAACAAAATAAGCATCAACTTTTTGATCAAGGCATGGTGTAGCAATTAAAACTTTTTTCATATATTCTCACGTATCATACAGTATGTATGAGACTATTATATCACGAATTTTCCAATATATCCAATCTTGATTTTAATACATCAACTTCCTCTGATAATTCCTTCACTGCATTTACAAGAACTGGAATCATATGATCTGATGTCAGTTTGAGATGCTCTGGATCATTTGAGTCTACAATAACAGGATTTTCTCCTTCTGCTTCAAGGACATTCTGGGCACTGAATCCATACCTACGCTTTCCTTCTATGTCCTTTAATTCATCAGTATCACGGTCCTTAAAGGCATATTCAATTGGAGTAATATTATGAAGGAAACCTCTACCATGAGGAACAGGTCCAAAAATGCACTTGTCACGGCAATCAGAAACTGCTGTCCAAGCAACCTGGATAAGAGCACATGCATGACTGTTGTTACCCATAATGATGTAATTGGATTCTGTTGTAACATTACAAAGTCCTGTAGAACCCGTTCCAGCATTTTGTCCGAAGAAAAGATTATTAGTTCCAGTGGTGTTGCAGTAACCAGCATTACGTCCAATAAAGGTGTTGTTGCATCCACTGGTGTTGCAGATACCAGTATAAGCTCCAATGAAGATGTTAAAGGTTCCACTGGTGTTGCGGAATCCAGCACATTGTCCAATGAAGTTGTTAAAGGCTCCAGTGGTGTTGCATTGACCGGCACTAAATCCAATAAAGTTGTTATTGGATCCAGTGGTGTTGCTGAAACCAGCACATCGTCCAGCAAAGAAGTTAAAGGATCCACCGGTGTTGCAGTAACCAGCACTAAATCCAATAAAGTTGTTATTGGATCCAGTGGTGTTGCCGAAACCAGCATAAGCTCCAATGAAGGTGTTATTGGATCCAGTGGTGTTGTTGGATCCAGCAAGTCGTCCAATGAAGTTGTTGCAGGTTCCAATGGTGTTGGATTGACCAGCATTAGATCCAAAGAAGTTGTTGTTGGCTCCACTGGTGTTGCATCGACCAGCAAATCGTCCAAAGAAGTTGTTGTAGGATCCACTGGTGTTGCTGAAACCAGCACATTGTCCAGCAAAGAAGTTATGAGTTCCACTGGTGTTGCATCGACCAGCATTAGATCCAAAGAAGTTGTTGTTGGCTCCACCGATGTTGGATTGACCAGTATAAGCTCCAATGAAGTTGTTATTGGATCCAGTGGTGTTGCTGAAACCAGCACATCGTCCAATGAAGTTGTTGCAGGTTCCAGTGGTGTTGCTATAACCAGCACTAAATCCAATGAAGTTGTTGTTAGTTCCAGTGCTGTTGTATCGACCAGCATAATTTCCAATGAAGTTGTTGTAGTTTCCAATGGTGTTGCGGAATCCAGCAAATCGTCCAAAGAAGTTGTTGTTAGTTCCAGTGCTGTTGCATCGACCAGCACATTGTCCAATGAAGTTGTTGAAGGATCCAGTGGTGTTACAGGCACCAGCACCTTGTCCAATAAAGTTGTTATTGGATCCAGTGGTGTTACAGGCACCAGCACATTGTCCAGCAAAGAAGTTAAAGGATCCACTGGTGTTGGATTGACCAGCACAATAACCAGCAAAGAAATTATTGAGTCCAGTGCCACCAGTTCCTGCTTCTGAACTGTAAATGGTCCCACAAGAACCACTTAAAATGAATTCTCCACCGCCACCGACACCCCCTCCTGCAGGTCCTTGAGCACCTTGAGCACCAGTAGCACCAGCGGTTCCTTGAGCACCTTGAGCACCAGATCCAGTGGCACCTTGAGCACCTGTAGATCCTTGAGCACCTGTAGATCCTTGAGCACCTTGAGTACCTGTAGATCCTTGAGCACCTGTAGATCCTTGAGCACCTTGAGCACCTTGAGCACCTTGAGCACCAGATCCACTGCCACCCTCTCCTGCAGGTCCTTGAGCACCTTGAGCACCAGTAGCACCTGTAGATCCTTGAGCACCAGTAGCACCTGTAGATCCTTGAGCACCAGATCCAGTGGCACCTTGAGCACCTGTAGATCCTTGAGCACCAGTAGCACCTGTAGATCCTTGAGCACCAGATCCAGTGGCACCTTGAGCACCTGTAGATCCTTGAGCACCTGTAGATCCTTGAGCACCTTGAGCACCTGTAGATCCTTGTGCTCCTACTAAACCTTGAGCACCAGTAGCACCTTGAGCACCTTGAGCACCAGATCCACTGCCACCCTCTCCTGCAGGTCCTTGAGCACCTTGAGCACCTTCAGCACCAGCGGTTCCTTGAGCACCTTGAGCACCAGATCCAGTGGCACCTTGAGCACCTGTAGATCCTTGAGCACCTTGAGTACCTGTAGATCCTTGAGCACCTATAGATCCTTGAGCACCTGTAGATCCCTGAGCACCTTGAGCACCAGATCCAGTGGCACCTTGAGCACCTGTAGATCCTTGAGCACCTTGAGCACCTTCAGCACCAGCGGTTCCTTGAGCACCTTGAGCACCAGATCCAGTGGCACCTTGAGCACCTATAGATCCTTGAGCACCTGTAGATCCCTGAGCACCTTGAGCACCAGATCCAGTGGCACCTTGAGCACCTTGAGCACCTTCAGCACCAGCGGTTCCTTGAGCACCTTGAGCACCTGTAGATCCTTGAGCACCTACATCACCTTTATCACCAGTCCTAGCAAAGGTGATGATAACGTCTTCACTATCACTGAATGAAGAAGCACTACCAGATACATATCCACAACTGACTGTGAAGTATCCAGTGTTCTCAGTCACACTAGAGATAGTGAACAGAGCAAAGTCGTCAGCATTCAGTCTATTAGAAATTCTAAAGTGACCCTTAATAGTAGAAGTAGAGTCATCAATAGTTCTTAAGAATGACTGAATATCTGTAGAGTTATCGTCAACATCATCAATGTATAGAACCGTAGCAGATGAAACTGTAGCGTTATTGAGCTTTAGTATTCCAGTTCCTGGGTCACTAGCAGTAATGTTTGTAGAGAAAGTATAGTCAAATGTAGCGCCACCGAAGTTACCATCAGCTCCTTGTGCTCCAACAGCACCCTGTGCACCTTGAGCACCAGCAGTTCCTTGAGCACCAGCGGTTCCTTGAGCACCTTCAGCACCAGTAGCACCTGTGGAACCTTGAGCACCTTCAGCACCAGTAGCACCTGTGGAACCTTGAGCACCAGCAGTTCCTTGAGCACCAGCGGTTCCTTGAGCACCTTCAGCACCAGTAGCACCTGTGGAACCTTGAGCACCAGCAGTTCCTTGAGCACCAGCGGTTCCTTGAGCACCTTCAGCACCTGTAGATCCTTGAGCACCTTCAGCACCTGTAGATCCTTGAGCACCAGCAGTTCCTTGAGCACCAGCGGTTCCTTGAGCACCTTCAGCACCCTGAGCACCTTCAGCACCTTGAGCACCTGTGGAACCTTGAGCACCAGCGGTTCCTTGAGCACCTTCAGCACCCTGAGCACCTTCAGCACCTTCAGCACCTTGAGCACCAGTAGAACCTTGAGCACCAGTGACACCAGTAGAACCTTGAGCACCGGTGGCACCTATTGAACCTTGTGCTCCATCAGCACCTTGAGCACCTGTGGCACCTGTGGAACCTTGAGCACCAGTGGCACCTGTGGAACCTTGAGCACCGGTGACACCAGTAGAACCTTGAGATCCATCAGCACCTTGAGCACCAGCAGTTCCTTGTGCTCCAGTGGAACCTGTAGATCCTTGTGCTCCAGTGGAACCTGTAGATCCTTGTGCTCCAGTGGAACCGGTAGAACCTTGTGCACCTGTATCTCCTTTATCACCAGTTCTAGCAAATGTGATAATTACATCAAGGTTATTGGTAAATGATGTCGTAATACCAGAAACATAAGAAATAGGAACTGCAAAGTAATTTGTATATTCAGTATGAAGACCTACAATTGAAAATAATCCAAAATATGCAGTATTTCCTTTTTGTGCAATTGTGAAATGTCCCTTAATATTAGAAGTTGAATCATCAATTGTTTGTAAATAACTTGTAATATCTACATTATTATCATCATCATTATGAATATAAAGATAACTTGCTGTTGTTATTCCAACTTGATTTAATCTTAATTTACCTTGTGTTGGATCGCTATCTACTGTTGAACTATCAAATGTGTAATCAAAAGCAGCACCACCAAAGTTTCCATCAGCACCTTGAGCACCTGTAGAACCTGTAGATCCTTGTGCTCCTGCCGTACCTTGTGCACCAGCAGTTCCTTGAGATCCTTGTGCTCCTGCTGTACCTTGAGCACCTGTAGAGCCTGTAGATCCTTGTGCTCCATCAGCACCTTGAGCACCTGTGGAACCTGTGGAACCTTGAGCACCTATAGAACCAGTAGAACCTTGGGCACCAGCATTACCTTGTGCTCCAGTGACACCTGTGGAACCTTGTGCTCCAGTGGCACCTGTGGAACCTTGTGCTCCATCAGCACCTTGAGCACCTGTGGAACCTGTGGAACCTTGAGCACCTATAGAACCTTGTGCACCGGTAGCACCTGTGGAACCTTGGGCACCAGCATTACCTTGTGCTCCAGTGACACCTGTGGAACCTTGAGCACCAGTAGAACCTTGAGCACCAGTGACACCAGTAGAACCTTGAGCACCGGTGGCACCTATTGAACCTTGTGCTCCATCAGCACCTTGAGCACCAGATCCAGTGGCGCCTTGAGCACCTTGAGCACCTTCAGCACCAGCGGTTCCTTGAGGACCTTGAGCACCAGCGGTTCCTTGAGCACCAGCGGTTCCTTGAGCACCAGCGGTTCCTTGAGCACCTTGATCCCCTACAGCACCTTGAGCACCAGCGGTTCCTTGAGCACCTTCAGCACCAGCGGTTCCTTGAGCACCTTGAGCACCTTCAGCACCAGCGGTTCCTTGAGCACCTTGAGCACCTTCAGCACCAGCGGTTCCTTGAGGACCTTGAGCACCAGTAGCACCTGTGGAACCTTGAGCACCAGCGGTTCCTTGTGCTCCAGTATCACCCTTATCACCAGTTCTAGCAAAAGTAATAATAACGTCTTCACCATTGGAGAATGATGTAGCACTTCCTGAAACGTATGAAGAACTTACATCAAAATATCCAGTGTTCTCTGTTACTGAAGAAATAGTAAACAGAGCAAAGTCTGAGGCATCAAGTCGGTTTGAAATTCTAAAGTGACCCTTAATAGTAGAGGTAGAGTCATCAATAGTTCTCAAGAACGACTGAATATCAGTTCCATTGTCGTCAGTATAATCAATATAAAGGTTTAGTGCTCCAGAGAAAGGAGACTCACTAAACTTCAGAGTTCCTGTTCCTGGGTCGCTATCGGTAGTATTTGTAGAAAATGTATAGTCGAAGGTAGCACCACCAAAGTTTCCATCAGCACCCTGAACTCCTTGAGCACCAGTAGCACCTGTGGAACCTTGAGCACCTTCAGCACCTTGAGCACCAGCGGTTCCTTGAGCACCTTGAGCACCTTCAGCACCTTGAGCACCAGCGGTTCCTTGAGCACCTTGAGCACCTGTAGATCCTTGAGCACCTTGATCCCCTACAGCACCTTGAGCACCTTCAGCACCTGTAGATCCTTGAGCACCTTGAGCACCTGTAGATCCTTGAGCACCTTGAGCACCTGTAGATCCTTGAGCACCTTGAGCACCTGTAGATCCTTGAGCACCTTGAGCACCTTCAGCACCTGTAGTTCCTTGAGCACCAGCGGTTCCTTGAGCACCTTGAGCACCTTGATCCCCTACAGCACCTTGAGCACCTTCAGCACCTGTAGATCCTTGAGCACCAGCGGTTCCTTGAGCACCAGCGGTTCCTTGAGCACCAGCGGTTCCTTGAGCACCAGCGGTTCCTTGAGCACCTTCAGCACCTGTAGATCCTTGAGCACCTTGAGCACCTGTAGATCCTTGAGCACCTTGAGCACCTTGATCCCCTACAGCACCTTGAGCACCTTCAGCACCTGTAGTTCCTTGAGCACCTTCAGCACCTTGTAAAGCCGCAGTTTCAATTGATTCCCATTTAATTCCAGACCCCGTTGAAATTAAAACAGAAGAAGCTGCACCAACATTACCAAAATAATCTTTTAAAGTTGAATTAAATTTAACACTATCAACAAATGTAGAGACACCTGTTATATTAATCCCGCCATTAGATACACTAATCCCACTATCCGAAGTAATAATACCGGATGAATTAATATTTCTAACAGAAATTAAATCTCTTTCAGTAAATTGGACTGCTCCAGCAGCAAGTCTAACACCATTAGGAACTTGCGTAGAACCAATACCAACGGCATAGTTTGATAACCAAGCATCAGTTCCAAGTCCAGAAAATTCACCCGCCTTGAACCACATAATCTTTTTATATGTGGTAGGCGTAGTTTCAATACCAGCAATAAAAAGATTAACTAGTGGAGAACCTTCAGTTGATGCAACAGCAATACCACCATGATTTGCAGTATTATCATTAGAAGCATCATTACCAAATGCATCAGTTCTAAAACCAAGAACAATATCTGGATCATAAATTTTTAATTCACTTGTAAGTAATGTCGCTGTTGTTCCACCAATAGTAATGTTTCCGTTAACATTTAAATTACGATTGACTTGAAGATCTCTTGTAACTTCTATATCCTGTGGTACTGTGAATTGATTTGGAATACTTAATGTTGGTGTCGAACCTTCACCAGTGCCACCAGTTATGGTAATTTGATTTGCAGTTCCTGTAATATCTCTTACATAATCTCCAGTCGTATCGGTTCCCAATCCAACTGAATTTGGTTGAATAGTTGCCGCTAATGAAACATTTCCAGTTCCATCAAAACTGATCGCTGATGCAACAACGTCTCCTGTAATTTCAAATGTTCTTGAGTTCTGAAGTGCTGTTGCAATACCCGCAGTAGTTGCATAAGTTGCTATACCTGCTGATGTGGAATATGTAGAAATACCCGATACATCAGCATAATCTGCAGTTGCAGCATTGCCACTTATATCAATATCATAAGATCCAGATAATCTAGAGGCATTAATAGTTCCAGTAGTAATATTTGCAGCATCAGAAAGATTTGTTGCTGTTGTTGCAGTTCCAGTTAAATTACCTACAAAACCACCTGCTGAAGTGGTTACTCCTGAAACATTAACTTGCTGAAATTCAGCATTTCTATTTGTTCCTATTCCTAGCGATACAACACTACTACTAGATGTCCATTCTACAGAAGATCCTGTAGAAACTAAAACGGATCCAGCTACTCCAACCTGATTATTATAATCGTAAACCTTACCACGAAGTCTTTCTGGTTTCTTACCGAAATATGCCATCTATCTTACCCCTAAGTTTGTTCTAGAATACTCAACATTACATCAATACTGGAAGATATATTGGAAAATACCTGCAATTTATCACCGGTCTCTAAAATGATTTTATTGCCACCATTAAACTCATAAAGAGATCCATCTGAAAGTTCTAAACTTTTAGCAAGATAAACTGTATCAGAAGCACCTGCCTTGTCTACAAGAACATTAGCATTTATAGGATATTCTACTGTGTTTACCAAACACAGTCCCACAATTACGGATGTAGTCGCGCCGGGAACAGTGTAAATATCACTTGCAGCAGTTCCTACATTTGCTTTAGTATAACTTTTAAATAAATTTGCCATTTTTATTATCCTAGTGCGATTGCAAGTGCAAGTGCATCATTACTTGCTGTGGTAAGAACACTAATTCCATCAATTTTAAGATCTGTCGAACTATTTATATCTCCACCAACATCTAATTTATATGTAGGTACAGTGGAATTTATTCCAACTTCACCACCAATAGATGTGGTAATAACTGTCCCAGCTGCTCCAACATTTAAAGTCCCTTCAATAGTACCAATACCACTATAGGAAACATTAGTACCAGATAAGTAATCAATAGTACCAGTTGTTACATCTAAAGTGCTTATGGTTACAATACCAGAAACACTTAACTGGTTGAGAGTACCAACAGATGTAAGTGAAGAATTAACTATACCAGAACCAAGTGTATTTGATGAAAGAACATCTGTTCCATTGATTTTAATAGTGCTAGTATTAATTCCTATTCCACTGACTCCACCAATTTTAAGATCCGAAGTGTTTTTATCGAATGTGAAGTTAGAAGATGCTCCAAGAGTTAAATTATCATTGAAAATAACTTCAGTATTAGATCCAGCAGATGCAGTACCGTACCGATAATCAAGATAATTCCATGATGTGGTTCCTAAACCAACTTTAATTCTTCCAGTATCTAATTCTAAACCCAACTCACCTTCAGCAAGCACTGGATTGGCATTTGTCCAGTCTGCAGAACTTCCTCTTCTAATTTGAATTCTAGTTGCCATTTTTTTTAAATGCCTCCTCCATTAACATTTTCTATTCCACCATAATTTGATGATGGCGATCCACCATCAAGATTTCCTTGCAAATCTATAACAACTTCTGTTATATTACCTACAATAAACGCAGAAACACCAGTTCCAACAAAATTAAGAGTCGTACTTGCAGATCCAACTTGTATTCCTTCATCTTGAATTGCAATACCAGACCCAACAGCAACAATCCCAGTTAGTCCAGATCCATCACCGACAAATGCACTAGCTGTTACTACTCCACTTACATTTACATCACCAGAAACAGTCAGTTTTGATGTTGGAATTTCAGTTCCTATACCAACATTAGAAAGAGTATGTATTCCTAATACGGTAGATGACCAATAGGATTCACTACTTCCACCAGAACCAGCAGAAGGTGTAGTCCAACTAACTCCAATTCCAGTTGAAGTAAGGATTGATCCGGCAGCACCTACAACATTATTACTATCATATAATGCACCACGAATTCTTATTCCCCCATCAATGTCCAATCTTTGTGTTGGATTTGTTAATCCAAGACCGACATTACCTGAGGTAAAATAAGTATTATATGCAGTGCTGCCAATCCCAACACTCCAAGGATTAACTGCTATTACGGTGACACCTAATCCTGTTGATGTCTGATCCTGCTCAAGATAAAGTTTACCGTCATATGTGTTAATAGCTAACTCACCAAGAGATAGCTGACTTTCAGTAGGAACTTTACCAGGCGTAGCACTACGCCTAATTATAATCTTAGGATCTGCCATTACTAGATTCGGTATTTACCTTAATAGCAGTATATACTGCTCCTTATATTTATTAAGAAAAATTATTTCTTCTCGGACGATATTTAAATAGGTTTACTGGTGGATCTGGTTTCATCCACTCTTCTATTTTATTGATCCTTTCTTCACTATAAAATTCTTGCTGAACATACCACAGTTTCCAATGCTCGTACCCCTTATCTTGATTACAGGAGTGACAGCAGCAAACTACATTCTTTGTGAAGTCCATTCCACCTTTGGACTGTGGAACAATGTGGTCTATTGTGAGATTTTCTCCTGATCCACAATAAGCACATTGATGATTCCATTGCTCTTTTATATGTTTCTTCCACATTCGTTTTGCCTCTCCAGAACTTGTTGTGTATAGATTAAACAAGTATTCTTTTGGAGAGTGTAGAGGTCCCATAAATTACTGCGACTTATCTATATTTATTCTCTTACATGCTCCTCGTGCCCATGCCCGTGCCATACTATCTACATGAGAGCAAAGTTTACCAGACTCACCACAATAAGGACACTTGGAATCCTTTGGGTCATTAGGGTACGAAAACTTTGGCATCGCTCTGGTTTAATTGTTTTTGATTTTCAACACCAAACGCATCATCAAATTCTTCATATATTTCCTTCCAAGAACCACCAACACCACCATCCATATTGACGACAATCTCATTGGTTGGAAGTGCCTTTGGAGTTTCAATATCTATTACCTGGTCCATCAGCACCTTGTTTTTTACAATCTCACGATTTGGTCCGTCCAGACTCATCATCATTCTTGCATCTTCAAAACTACCACAGTCACAAATTTTTTTATGAGTTCTTCTTTCTCTTACTGTAAAGTGCTCGTCATTATACTTTTTCATTATTAGGTTGCGAAGGAACTACTGGACTTCTACTTTTATTTTTAATTACAATGAAGGCATCATTCTGATAGGAAATTGTTCCGTATGGTTTTGACCACTTTGGATTTGCACTTTCGGTTTGCTTAATACCACTGAAAGCAACTCCACCGATTTCAACAGCAATATCATCATCAGCAGTCCATTTCAATTTTTGAAGAGCACTATTAAGATGTTCTACCCAATCAGCACTTCTCATTACATTTTCCTCAGGTTCAAGGTTTCCGATCATCTGGTTTTTCTAGTCTCTCTTCATTATACTTCTTTTTTGGCGGTCTGTAAAGATTTGGCCAAGTATCCCGTATTATCTCTGCGAGTTTGTATGGTGTTTCCGTTGTTATCATTCCAGTGTCTTATTGCGTTTGCTACGATTGCGATATTTGTAATCAGGTATGTGATAAAAATAAGGGTGCGTATAATAGCAATAGTATCAGACTCTCTATCGTTTTTACCTGACTTCTCGCCAAGTGCTTTTGCCCACAAACGCCAGAGTGTTTTTTGTTTCTTCATAGAGTTAAAAAAAGACCCCTTTGAGGGGGGGTCTTGTATTATACGACATATTTAGAGAGCATTCCCTCTTGGGAGAACCTCATCTGGAAATACAAAATTTTCATGAATCTGATCCACAGGAGCCATCCAAGCACGCAAGCCCTCGTTTAATAATATATTCTTCGTGTAGAAAGTTTCAAACTCTGGATCTTCTGCCGCTCTAACTTCCTGAGATACAAAATCATAAGCTCTTAGGTTAAGAGCAAGACCAATGATGCCGATAGAAGAAGTCCAAAGGCCCATAACGGGTACAAAAAGCATAAAGAAATGCAGCCAACGTTTATTAGAAAAAGCAATACCAAAGATCTGGGACCAAAATCTGTTGGCAGTAACCATTGAATAAGTTTCTTCTTCTTGGGTAGGCTCAAACGCTTTGAAAGTATTTGATTGATCACTGTCTTCATAAAGTGTGTTCTCAACTGTTGCACCGTGAATAGCACAGAGTAGTGCTCCTCCTAGTATACCAGCAACTCCCATCATATGGAAGGGGTTTAGCGTCCAATTGTGGAAACCCTGAAGGAACAGAAGGAACCTGAAGATAGCAGCAACACCAAAGGAAGGTGCGAAGAACCAACTGGATTGACCCAGAGGATACATCAGGAATACGCTGACGAACACAGCAATAGGACCTGAGAATGCGATTGCGTTATAAGGTCTGATACCAACCAGGCGAGCAATCTCAAACTGGCGAAGCATGAAACCTATAAGGGCAAAGGCTCCGTGGAGCGCCACAAAAGTCCAGAGTCCCCCAAGTTGGAACCAACGGACGATATCTCCCTGAGACTCTGGACCCCAAAGTAAAAGAAGAGAATGACCCATAGAATCTGCAGGCGACGACACAGCAGCTGTAAGGAAATTAGCGCCCTCAAGGTAACTAGACGCCAACCCGTGGGTGTACCAGCTTGTAACAAACGTCGTGCCAGTAAGCCAGCCACCAAGGGCAAGATAAGCAGTGGGAAAAAGTAGTAGTCCAGACCAACCCACAAATATGAAGCGATCGCGTTTAAGCCAGTCATCAAGGACATCGAACCAACCTCTCTGTGAAATGGGCGGTGAAAGAGTTGAAGAAGTCATAACCTCCTGTATCGTTTCTCATATTTATCTTAACATTCCTTAACAAAGAAGTCAATGGGTGTTTGTGCTCATCCCCAATAAATGACGCTAAGAGTGAACGCAACGAAAATAATAACTGTGAATATCATCATACCTACACCTGCCCAGATGACCCAGTTAGGCATAGGTTCGTTTTCGGTATTATGAGACATTAGTTTTATTACAAACAACTATTAGCATATTCTATGATTTCTTGTATTGGAAGTTCTTTTACAAAATGCTCTGACCCTCCTATTATACCATCAATCTTTTTTTGATACTGCTTATAAGTATCCAAGATATATCTTTCACACTCAAATACTTTTTTGTGGGACGCTTTCCATTCGCCAAGTTCTTTTACAGTTTCAGTAAAGCGATATTTTATTCCGTGAAAAGACCTACCTATTTTATAAGTTCCGTATATGGTTTCAATAAAATATAAGTAATCTTCTCTATCAGACCATTCCTCCTTAAAACCGAAAAATCCATAACTTTTTGATATACCAACCGTTCCAGCATTCCAAGTTGGTTTCCCAAATGCTGGATTATTTTTACCAAGTTTTGATTTTCTTTTGCAACAAAATGCTTCTCCACCTTTTTCATAGGTGAAAATAAAGTTTCTTATACTCATATTTCTCTGTCCTGTGCAAGGGCATTTAACCACTACATCGGTTGAGCGACGCACAAGTCTTTCAGGAAGGTAGATAAGTTCTAAACCCCGTCTTTCACATTCAGATATTACTAATTCGTGGAGGTCCATAAAGGTTGCTCATAACTTTCCAAAACTATTTATAAAAAAAGGACCCTTTTGGGGTCCCTTAATTATATCATATATTTGGTTTTATATCAACCAATTGCAGGTGCGGTGAGTGCAACAGGAGTTGACTCGGCAGCAGCAAGATCAAGTGGGAAATTGTGCAAATGTGTTATCGTAAAGACTCTTTATTCTTTACTTCTTACTGTCGCCAGTAAGTTCAGACTATCTCTTCATCCTTATGTTTATTAAGGAGTCGGGCATTCGTGGGTAGATTATTGTTGGGACTCACTACCTAGTCGTTAGACCTAACCCGATTTTACTAATGCCTATTACTAGGCAAGAACACCAACAAGTCTAGCGTTCCTTTCGTGCATTACCTCCATGCCCAGTCCAGCACGGTTGAGAACATCAGCCCAAGTGTTAATAACTTTTCCTTGACTATCAACAATAGACTGGTTGAAATTAAAGCCGTTGAGGTTGAAAGCCATCGTGGAAACACCAAGAGCGGTGAACCAGATGCCTACAACAGGCCAGGCAGCAAGGAAGAAGTGCAGCGAACGGGAGTTATTAAAGGAAGCATATTGAAAAATAAGGCGACCGAAATAACCGTGAGCGGCTACAATGTTGTAGGTCTCTTCTTCTTGTCCGAACTTGTATCCATAGTTCTGTGACTCATTCTCTGTCGTCTCGCGGACAAGAGAAGAGGTGACAAGAGATCCATGCATAGCAGAGAAAAGAGAACCACCGAAGACCCCAGCAACTCCCAGCATGTGGAAAGGATGCATAAGAATGTTGTGTTCTGCCTGGAAAACAAGCATGTAGTTGAAAGTGCCTGAAATCCCCAGAGGCATCGCATCAGAGAAGGATCCTTGACCGAAGGGATAGACCAGGAACACTGCGCTAGCAGCAGCAACGGGTGCAGAGTAGGCAACACAAATCCAAGGACGCATACCGAGTCGGTAAGAAAGTTCCCATTCGCGTCCCATGTAAGCATAGATGCCGATCAGAAAGTGGAAGACGACCAGTTGGAAAGGTCCTCCATTATATAGCCACTCATCTAGGGAAGAAGCTTCCCAGATGGGGTAAAAGTGCAGTCCAATAGCATTGGACGAAGGAATAACAGCACCAGAGATGATGTTGTTTCCGTACATGAGTGAACCAGCAACGGGTTCACGGATTCCATCAATGTCCACAGGGGGAGCACCGATGAAGGCGATGATGAAACAAGTCGTAGCAGCAAGCAGGCAAGGAATCATCAGGACTCCGAACCAACCGACATAAAGACGATTATCGGTTGAGGTGACCCAGTTGCAGAATTGTTCCCAAGTATTCGATTGTCGTTGTTGTGCAATAGAAGCAGCCATTTTTTTAAAAAGATAGTAAGACCATCAGGGAAATGGTGGAGATACTATGCTCCCCGCACCCTTAGCGGGGATATGAGAGACGGATTGGTAACCCTGCCTAGTCTCGGTCAAGCGGCAGGAGTGTTACAACTTGTTTCGGAAAGTTACATTCCGTAACGTTGTTGATGTATTTATCATACTACGGTTTTGGAGTGGCGTCAAGCCCTATATTCCTCTATCTTGTCCAGGACCTTATTGAGATACTCGTGAGCAAGATACTTGGGATCATGGCAAGGTTTATTCATCCACTCATTATCCAAGTCTCTTTTGATTTTGAGGACCTCACATTTTATGGTCTCCTTTGTAAGTTGTCCTCTAGGCATATACAAAAAAACTCTGCTGCTTATTTAGCAACAGAGTTAAGTATTATTACTTATTCTATCAAACTGGTGCGGTTTCCCTCACAGTTGTCTTTACATACTCAAGAACGTTTTCTGGTGTCGATACTTCGTATGGATCGGTGTCTGCGTTGTCACGGAAACCGTCTTCAAGGAATAGTTTTTCGATGATTCCGTTATCCACAACCGCAGCATAACGCCAAGAACGCTGACCGAAACCAAGGTTAGACTTGTTGACCAGATAACCCATGCTTCTGGTGAAATAGGCATTTCCATCGGGGATAAGTTTTACTTTTTCAATATTTTGATCTTGTGCCCAGGCATTCATAACAAAGCCGTCATTAACAGCCAAGCAGTAAATAGCGTCGATGCCAAGAGCAGCAAATTCATCGTAGTTTTCCTCGAATCCTGGGAGTTGATAAGCACTACAAGTAGGAGTGAATGCACCAGGCAGACTGAAAATAACGACTCGCTTGTTATCAAACAGTTCTGAAGTAGTGCGGGTTACAAACTCACCGTTCTCACGGAAAACAAATTGGACTTGTGGGACTTGAAAATCTTCTTTACGCATCTTTACCTCCATCTCACCACACACCCGGAATCACTTGACCAGTCAGGGCATAGGACCCCATTGCGGCAACGATTCCGATCATTGCGAACCAACCGTTAATGCGTTCTGCTCTTTCGTTCATTGTTTTACTCCTAAAAATTAAAGGTTTTCTTCTTGCTCGGTAAGAATCACACAGTCGCTAGTAGGATAAGCGGTACAGGTGAGAATCCAACCGTCTGCTACTTGATCGTCATCCAGGAATGACTGCTCTTCATTATCTACGGTTCCTTCTACGAGTTTACCAGCACAGGCGGAACAAGCGCCAGCACGGCACGATGCAGGAAGGTCAATACCTGCCTCTTCTGCCGCTTCAAGAATATACTGATCGCTCGCACACTGAATGGTGGTTTCGGAGCCGTCGGGAGAGCGGAGAGTAACATTGTAAGTCATAGGTAGAAATACTTAGAAAATACCAAAGAACAGTTTACCAGTAGTTGCGTAAGAAATCAAGCCTGCTACGATACCCATCATTGCCCAGCGACCATTGGTGCGCTCCTTGACCATGTTAGGGGTAATCTGCCCGTAGTTTTCATAATACATTACAGGTTCTTTGGCAAACATGTTCTGCTGCCCATACTCATTAGTTGTTACAGTCATTGTAGTTTTGTGAAGAACTGTTACAACATTATATAGCAAAAATAAAGGGGACGCAATCCCCCTGTGTTACGGTTTCCCGATATATTGAGTATAAATGCTTACTTTCCTTCAAATCCTGGAGGTAATGTTCCAAAATAAGGATCATAGTCAAATATAACATTCCAATCTGGAATATCAATAGCTTGAGTTTTCCAGAAGTTCCAAAGACCATCATGACTACTTCTATGAAAAATATCTACATGAATGTCATGAATATCAGAACCAAGTTCTACCTTGTAAAGGAACAGGGGAATAGCAAAAGTATTTCCAGAATTATAGATTAAGTCATCAGCTACTGCTCTGGGTTTAACACCTTGATCTAACTTATACTTGTCTTCACGACAATGCAAATCGATAAGTTTCTGGGCATGATGTCTTGTAATCATATAGCAGGCAGTAGAAAAGTCATTTACGAACCTCCGATGGAGTTTCATATGAACTTGTGCTGGGTTGATAATAGCGAGTTGAATAACATCATAGTCATAAGGAACCTTAGAGTAAAAGTCCCTCCATTTAAATGGCCAATGCGATGCTGTAGAAATATCACAGTCATCTTCCATCACCAAAGCACATGGTGCATCTGATGTTTCTAGAAAATGCTTCATTGCCTTAAGATGAGATGTTACACATCCAACCTCACCAGAAGTCATGTTATCAGGATACCTACCCTTGATAATATCACTCAGGTCATCTTCTCTACCATCATATGCTGAGATACGAGTGTAGTCTTCTATCTCCCAGTATTTGAACTGGTCTTCCATATACTTCCACCTATCAGGTTTTCCATCAAGGTTGATACAATAAATGGGAGGAAGTCCTTTAAGTTTGAATGCTGCCTTATTCTTGTCCATCAACACTATCGTCCAATAATTTCTCTTACAGCAGGAATATAGTATTTCCCAATAACTGAAGTCCAGTCAAATTCTTTGGAATATTCTATAATATCATTTCTATGAGAAATAGAGTATTCTCTATTCTTTATTATAGCATCTTCAACATATTGAATGTCGTTTATCTTTGACTCAGGAATAACTGTAATGAACTCCTTGTTGATATCAAGGTTTGCTTTACCCCACTCACAGACAACCACACCAAGTCCAGCAGCAAGTGCTTCCATACAAACTAGAGGATGTGCCTCACCATCAGACAGAAGAACCAGGTTTCCATACTCAGTTAGTTCATTAAATAATTTACTCTTTGTCCACTCACCTAAGTAATTTTTACCTGTATCAAATCGTGGATCTGCATTGTTACCAGCAAACCACAAACTGCTGATAGACTGAAACAAATGCTGCCTCTTACGATAATCAATCTTTGCTAGGTAGATGCTACGGTCAGGATACTTTGGTTCTTGCACTACTCTAAACTTAGAGGTATCGACACCGTTAGGGGTCACAAACAACCTTTCACTAGGAATACCAGACATAACCTTATAAACGTTCTTAATGCCCTCAGAGAGGCAGAAAACGTTTGGTTTAATCTGAGTAAAGGCATTCAGGATATTGATGTATCCATTGAACATCTCTGGGCGTTCAAGATATCCAAAATGACTAGTAATAGCATTTGGATATTGAATATAAGGAACGATGGGAATGAACTCATCGTAATGAACATGAACAAAATCAGGTCTAAAGGTGTTTATCTCATCAATGATCTGCCTACCGTCTTTGGTATTCACAATATGAACTTCATGTCCAAGTTGCTCTAATGCGTTCTTAGTATCCCATATCAGGATCTCAACAGCACCCCACCCTGTTGGTGGGATAGGCATAATACCAGGTCCTATTAATACAATTCTCATTGCTTACCAAGTTCAGTGAACAGTTCCATATGCTTACCATTATACCTCTCAAACACAGAAAAGTCATCAGGATATTTCTTAACCAAATATCCAAAGGCAATTTGTTCGTTATTTACATAACCATTACCTATCATTTCATCAACAAAGATCTCATCCATATACTTAGAAACTTTCTTGATAGATTCTGGACCACCACCAAACATGGAACCCAGAACGTAAGAGCGATTATCTAACAGATATTCTTTTGGAAGTTCATCGGCACCAGCGAGATCTTTATAATACTCCATATTCATCTGAATAAGGAAACTATCACCCATCTCATTCAGAGACTCAATAGCACTAGCACTTGGATAGTCATTGGATAGATCATATCCATCAAAGAAGCGAGAACCACCAGCATCTAACCAGAAGAAATGCTTACTACCATGTGGGTTTTCTTCAATTGCCTGCTCTAACCACTTGAACTTAGAATACTGAACAATAGAGTAAAGTGAATGCTTACATTCAATTCTATCTGGATCAGAAATCTTATTAATATATTCCTCAGACTCGATAATAGTATCAATCTTATCTTTCAGATAATAATAAGGAATCTCTTCTACAGTTTGAACGTTAATAGAAGTTGGTACAGAAAGCCGCCGCTCTTCAATAAACTCTCGAACATCTTCAGTCACAAAAAGAACCATAGGGCACTTGAGTTTGAGCATAATATCAAACCACTCTAAGTACTCTTCCCAATTTCTACCATCCATACCCTCACGCGCAATATTGAAAAGGGCAGATACAATAGTTACGTCTTTCATAGCAAACTCATAATAGATTTAATTCTGTTAACGTATGTATGGTTTTCTTGAACATACATCATAGCATTTTTAATGTACTCATAATCCGTTCTTTTTTCCATAGAATCATAGAACAGTTGTGCAGTATCTTCTTGAAGAATACAATTACCATCAAGTTCTGCATAAACTTCTGGAGAATTTGTAGTCCCAAGATGACCCCAACTAATAGACTTGAATACCCTACAAGGAACATATCCATTACGAAGATGTTCTGGTCCACGAATATCAACACCGATAATTGACTTCTTGGTTCTCGATATAACCTCATCCTCACTTAGAGGATTTGAAAATGGGTCGTTATGAATAAAATCTATTCCATTCTTCTCACATTCCAAGATAAAAGGTTTGAATGTACTGAAGTTTTCACATCTACCATGAGCAGAAATATTTCCACTGAAATAGATTTTATTTTCTCTAGGGTGGATAATATCCTCAAAGTTAAATTCGTGTGGAAGAATATTAGTTGCCCAAGTCACATAAAACTTATCATAGTCTTCAATCCAGTACTGATGATAGTTGTTTAAAACTTGAACTCGATGATTTTTCTTTGGTTGAAGATAGCAACAAGGTCCAACTTTTTCAACTTTAGTTTTATCTAAAGTATAATCATAGTTGTGATCTTTGTGCCACAAATGATTATAGCGAACGTCAATAAACTTCTTCACTCCAGCATTGATATACTTTGATGGATCTGGACAGACATGAACAAAGTAGGTACTGGTTTTGTTTAGCGGAATATTTTTATCAGCAAATCCTTCCGTCCAAAATACACAGTCATCCCAATTAAAGTTATCGGGATATTCACCATCATGGAACCAATATGTTTCATATCCCATATAAGTAAATGCTTTATAAAAAGCAGCATGGATATATGAATGTGTATGAGAATGGAGCGGATATCCCCAAATAATAATTTTCATTCTTGTTTAATTTTAAAATCTAGGTACTGATAAAGCAATAGGGTGTCTCTCAATATTCACCATCATTTGATCTAAGAGTTGAACATGAAGTGTTTCATTATCCCATGCGCCATCACGATGATGCTTAGTCAAATCAAAAACTCTTTGGAAGACGGGAAAAACTCCCATACACACATCCATTATATCAGATCCACCGAAACAAATCCAGTCATTAATATGTGGTGGTTGCTGCATTAAGGATGTGCAGTTGAGAGAACTTTGGTTATAGGTAGACAAATTTATTTTTGTATGGACATTTACATCTGTTCTTATTTTAAATACCCAATCATACTTAAATCTATTTTTATATTCATGCTTTAGTTTGAGTCTATTAACTTCACTCATACTATAAAAGTTAGACAAAGTATTTTTAATTTGCCTTTCCTTATAGTTTGGTTCATTTAATGATCCTTTCCAATATCTGTTTTGAGATATTTCAAAGTCTTCTTCCATATATGGATCATAAAAATCACAACTCTCTTCAACTATCATTTTAACAGGGTTGTATATTCTTTTAAAATCATCAATCGCGGTTTCAGAAATTCTCTGGTCTTTCCATCCACCAGATCCACCATACTTATATGGTTTTGTTAAAAGATTTTCATCAAACCACAGATGCCCAAAAACATCAACAGAATAATTCCCAAATACATTTTCCAGGATACTAGGAGAACACTCATTTACAAAACGAGGTTGCCCAGAAAAGCAAACCGCAACTTTCATCGTATAAACTTTGGATAAGTTTCTCTATCTATACTATCTCTCGTAATGAGATAACTGGTTGATAATTTATTGATATAAAAATTATTGACTTCAAAGTGCTTACCCAATACTATCTCTTGAATGAAGTCAACTCCATAGATAAAGTAATAGGTGGATAAGAATAAGAAGCATTCTCCATACAAATCAAGGAGTTTTGATGATGAACAAGCAAAGTGATCATTAACAGTTAAATTAGTTCCTTTATGATATGGTGCATCGAATATATTCATATAGGACATATTCAATGAGTTCAAATCTATTTGTTCGTTCAGATAAACATCAGGTCGTATTCGAATAACACAGTCATATTCAAATCCGTTGTTCTGTTCATATATCTTCTTCAGGTCAATCGCTTTATAAAAGGAGTAGAACTGAGATAAAAAGTTATAAGGAAAACTACTATAATATCCAAACTTTACAACTTCAAGATCTTTGTTAAAGTCAAAATTATTTTCCTTAGATGGTTTCTCAAAAAATTTTTTATCTTCTCCAGAAGACTTAAGATCATTTAGATACTGCTCTGGAGTTGTGTTGCAGTTTATAAATCCATAAGGATTTTTTTCAAATGCTTTCTGCTCTTCAACCAAGATTAACTTGGGACATATTGTGCTTTTTGAATAAAAGATTTCTTCAGAATATTCTGGAACGTTCCATGTATGAATGAAAAAGTCAACGTCATGACCCTTTAGCATTTGCTGTGATATGTTTGGGAATGTTTTTTGTATATTCCTCAGAAACCCACTATAACAAACTGCTACTCTCATTTACCCCATTCTCCCAACATAGTCACTGCATATTCCATAACAGTCATACTCACTAGCAGAAAATTTGAACGTTTCTGTATTTTCTGGTAAAACTACAATAGAGTTAGAACTGTGTGGTTGTCCAGGATAACTCCAGATATACCCCTTACTGGTAAGAGTATGATCATCTGTATCATGCCAGAAATAGTTGAAATCAGTATCACACTTTGAAAGAAATTCAAGAGAAGCAAAGTCTTTGCAATGTATCCAAAGATTATTTTTTCTTTCTACCAACCATTCCATGAAGACATGGTACTGAGATTCGTCATGTCCAAGATAAAAATCATTAGATTCACATCTAAGATCAATCTCAACATCGTAACCAAGATTTATAGCAGTATCAATATAATCTAGACTATTTTCTACTGAAGGATCTGGTCCATTCACATTTCCTCTATGTGCTATCAGTCTCATGGATTGTAATGCTCCAAGAAGTAGTTAAGGTCTTCTGGAGTTCCAATACCCCACATCCTTTCAATCTCCTTAACTCTCACCTTCTTATTATCAAGAATAGCCTCATTAAATGCTGGGCAGATATAAAACTCATTATTAGTTCTAATATCTTTCTCAATCATCTGCTCTGCGTACTTAACATAATCAGAACCTTTCTTCCAGAAGTAGACGCCAACAGTAGCATCATTACTGATAGGTTTCTTCTCAGCAACTTCAGATACGAAACCATCTTCACCAACTTTTGCATAAGACCACTTTGGATGAGTTGCCTTAAAGGTTAGAATTCCAGCATCAATACCATCTGCATTAAATGCATACAAACATTCATTACTGTTCCACTCCATGAATTGGTCGGAGTTTGCTAGTAGCAGCGGATGGTCGTTATCAATATATTCTTTTGCTAAAAGTGTCGTGCAAGCAGAACCTTCTGTAAGACCATCTACCTGAACAATGTTACATCCAGGTACAATCAGCGTCAGTAGATACTGTAGACTATACTTCTCATAGTGCTCTTTACGAACAACGAAAGTATAGTTTGCATCAATATTCAAGTTTTCAATAACAACCTGAATCATTGGTTTCCCATTGACCTCAATCAAAGGTTTGGGGAATGTATATCCAGCAGAAGAGAATCTATTGCCTGCACCAGCCATGGGAATAAGAACATTCATTTTTTCAGACTTCCAAGGAATATGTGATACTTTTTGAGATGAGAATATTTTAAATACTTTATCAATTTTACTCTGGTTAAGGTCATACCTATTTTCAATAGGTACAAGGTGTGAACCACTATCTAAAGCACCTTGTCTACCAATATGACTATCTTCGAAGATTACTGTATCCTTAGGAAGGGCATTACATGCAGTCATACACTTCCAGTACATTTCTGGAAATGGTTTGTTCTTGACTACATCTTCATTACTCACATAGTAATCAATGAACTCTAGAAGTCCAAGTTTAAGGAGAACTAGTTTAACAGTATTGCGAATACTATTACTAGCAACAGCAACTTGATAGTCTTTACTTTTGAGTTGTTGGAAGTAGTGCATCAACTCATAATCATGCTCAAGATGTGAGAAGATTTCAAGAGTTGCTTTTTGCTTATCTTCCCAAACCTGCTGATGCTTTTCTACAGGAAGATCTTTACTTTCAGTCAACATCGCCAACTTTCTAGAAGTTGGAAGTCCATCATAGGAACTTAGATGCTCATCTTTACTTATTTTATATTTTGGATCTACTTTTTCGAGAGCACAATTAAGTGCTTCGTAATGCATATCTCTACTATCAATCAATACACCATCAAGATCAAAAATTACAAGTTTATTCATGGCTTAACAACATATGCAGATGGGGCAAAAAAGTTTAATGAATTAATTTTAACATCATGATCGGAGAAAAACTTATCAACTCCTTTCGACTCAGACCAGTTATGATAAGCGTATTCATCAAAGACTACTATTCCACCACTACTTACTCTATCCCATAAAGAAACTAAAGTATTGTATGTTGGTACTTCCAAATCCAAATCAAGGTATAGCAATGAAATTTTTGCACCTGGTCTATTCTCTACATATTCTACTACAGTTTTAGAAATATCACCAGGTATTAACTCATATTCATGATCCTGAAAACCAGAAGAACGAATACTGAGATCTAGTTTTTGTTTAAAGTCTGAGTCATGCTCAAAATTTCTACCATCAAACAAAGTCTTCATGGCAGTTTGATCTTGATTCTTTAGAGTAGATGTAAGTTCATCAGAATTAAAAAAGTCAAATCCAATTACCTTTTTATAAGTATTTGGACAAAAATATCTTTTCAATTTAAGAAAAGTAAAAAGACCAGTTCCTTTAAAAACACCACACTCTACAATATCTCCAGGAACATCCTTGACTTTTTCAAATAATTGTGTTCTAGCTAAAAGTTTTCCAAACACTTTCAAGTCAGAACTAATCATGAAAGTATTAAAACTATCATAAAAGTTTTGGTCAAGTGCAGTAACAAGTTCTAAATCTTTAAGGTTCATTTTATACTATTGGTGATACTTAGAGTTTTCTTTTGCAAGGTGAACTATTTTTGGTTCAAAATTACAATATTCTGAAAATAGTTCTGGGTAAGCAAATGATGGACTAAGGATATGGACATCATCTACTCTTTCGGAATAAAATTTATTGAGATGACTCTCATCGTGCCAGACTGCTATTACATTCCTTAAAAGATCATCTTCAGTTCTTTTTTGAAGTTCTTTCATCATATCTATCACATCTGGAACTCTGCCTCCCCACAAACATCCTTGAAAATAAGTAGTTGTATCATCTTCATCTGTAATACATGCCGATGAATCTGAATTAGTTTCAAATGCTCCTGGAAACTTTGTATGTGGATTCATTCCCAGAAAATGACAAGGGTGATGAACACCAATATAAGGTTTATCAGTTAATATCTCTTCTGGTTTTACAGTGTCCACCAAACGCATATCGGCATCAAGGAATAGAAGATAATCATACTTACAAATGTCCTCATACGCTTTCAGAATAGTAGAAAATCTGTAGAGTGTAATATATGGCCAAGGAAGGTGCTCCTGATGATAAAGTGAAATATTATCAGGAAGTTCATCTAACTCACCATCCGTAAAAACAAAGTATTGCTTCTTATGTCCTGGTAGAAGATACTCTTCACAAGATTCATACCATGATGGGAGAAAGTTTAGATACTTGTTAGTCCCAATAAAAACAACTGCTAAGTCTGCAAGTTTCATTAAATTACCTCCCAAGTTTCGGGATATAGATCTTTAGTGTCCTTATCATTTGAAGGAAACCATTTCTTTGGTGCAATAACTTTTCCCCTATTTCCCAACCACGCTGCCCACCAAGAGAATGAAGAGTTAGCAATAATATATCCACTACACATACTCATTAAACACATATCAATATATCCATTCTCATTCTCAGAAACCATAAAACGGTCATCTGCAAATATTTCTTGTTCCATACACCATTGTGGTTCATCCGAAAACACAATGACCTGAGCATCATCAGGGAACTTCATCAATGCCTTTTTATAATATTCAATATCAAGAGCACAATGGTTTGGGTTGGTCAGATAGTCTTTTCTACGGATATGGAGACCAACTGCCTGCCCAATGCCTTCCATCATATCTGCACAAGGTTCAAGTATTTCACTCTTAAATGTGAAGTCCTTGCGAATAGTATCTTCTACATTCTTAAAATACTTTTCAGACTGAAAGAACCCATATAAACTAATCCAGTCAAAAGAGTTAGAGAATAGTTCTTGGTTGAAGTTGAATGTATTTTCACCAATAATAGGTCTATCAATATCAATCATTTGAATATTCAATGGAGTTACCGTCTCCATTGTGAAGCAGTCAAATAGTTCTGTTCTGTTTGGATTTCCCAGACCATCATCAACTGCTTCTTTATAAAGTGGAAGGCAATAGTTGACTTCCTGCTTAGCAGCAATACCGCGTAGAGCAGCATATTGAAACATTTGGTTTCCCAAGCGTCCAAGTCTTCCTAAGTGATTAAAACCAATCATTATACCTTTTTTTATTATTATACTAAAAAAGGACGACTCGCGCAAGCCGTCCTCATTAGGTCTTTACATGCACGCCACTTGCTCTTTGTCCAGAAGCAAGAAACTGGGCGGGGTATACCCCATCCGCACCAGGGTTTTTATCGTGTCTCCATCACGGGCATATTGGGGATTGACTCCACCACCTAGTTTGAATTAACTAGGAAAAGTTGGACTAGTTTTGGTATCTCAATAGCGGCATAAAAACCACACAAGAAAAGAATATCCCAGAACTTATATTTGATAGCAAAGGGAACGACAAAGACATTCCCAATACATTTTACAAATAGTCCGATTTTCATATCTCCCCATAACAGGAAAAAATAACCAGATAAGAGGAGGATATTACCAATGTATCTGAATACATTAGACTTAGACATAAGGGGTTTGCTCCCGACCAGTACTTTTAAAGACTCTCCGTGTCTTCGTCGTCTTTCACATATGCAGGAACCATATCTGGGTCTAACCAACAAGTATAATCGTGGTCATCCATAGCGGTCATAAGTTGCATTTCATTGTCGCAAAGATACATATCACGGTAACGACCAGTATATGCGTCTACTTTTTGAATGCGACAATCAGGTTTTCCATTGATTTCCAAAGTACCGACCTGAACATAACGATAAGGAAACCGCTCAAGAAGAACAGTAGGTTTTTTGACGACTTTCATCAGGCAACCTCAATCGTTTCAAGATCCTGATAGAGATAATCCATCAGCATTTCATAGTCATCAAGGGGATCTCCAGAAAACACGACACCATTATTTTCATAATAGCGGCGAACTTTCTTATAAAGTTTCGGACTCTTTACATCAAGGTAGATATCCCCGTTAGCAGCAGAACGCAAAGTGCTAACATCTTTCTTGAATTTTTCGATCAGAGACATTGTTGTGTAATGAATACCTGAGTATTATAAGTGTTTGACTTTATATAGTCAAGGTGCCAGTGTTTAAACTGGCTATCCGAGATGCAGGATTCGAACCTGCGACCCCTTCAGCCCAAGTGAAGTGCGCTACCAAACTGCGCTAATCCCGGTTGCGTTGAGTGGTCTTGCCTCTCAACAGAAGTAATTATACTACTTCTTGTGCCCTTTGTCAAATGGAGCCCAGTGTTGCCAGTCGTATTTGTGGACTGCCCAGATGCCCAAGATAGGCACAAAGACCATTATGTAACAAATGAATCCAAGAAATAAATCATTGTTGAGTGCTGCTGCTGCGAAATGTCCCATATTAATCCCATTCCTCGTAATATCTTCTAAAGTAAGAATCTACTTTTTTTAAATCATCTAGGTGGATATTACATGTATAGTTATTATCATCACACCATTGTAGAGCCATCCAATGAAAGTTTTCCTCTCTCATCACTCTTTCCACACCATAACTTCTAGCAAAAGAAGACATAACGAAGTTCCAACACTGACTAGTGTGCTGTTCCATTTCCTTTATAATCCTCTGAGTCGTAATAACTCCCTTTCTTTGATCCAACATATAAAGTAGCAACCACAAAAGGGATTGCTAATACAACAAGAAACCTTCCTAATAAATGGGGCATTACATTCCTCCGTTTCTAAATCCAACTAGGTATCCAATAATAAGTCCACACATAAATGCTACAAACATATAGAGCATATGTGAGAAAAAGTCAATGAAAATAAACCACTCTTCAGTCGTCATCTTGGTTCATTAACTCCTCTATTCGTTTTCTCATATTGGTCATTTTTTGTTTCTCGTGGTCCATATGAGTATATCCACGATGCCCTTTCATTATCATTGTGCCTTGATAGAACATCGTGGCAGCAAAGATAAGAAGCAGAACTATACCTATTATTTCAGGGTAATGTTGAGCCATGGTAGTAAGGGTGGAATGACGCCTATAAGCCTTAGCAGTCCTTCAGCAAATAAAGCAAGGACAACCCAACCAACGCACATAGAAATAATGGAAGCATTTCGATTGTGCCTTCGTATAGCAGCATCAATCATCTCCTGGCATTCAGAGCGAGTGATTAACTCTTCTTGTTCGTGTATCATTTTTCATCACCAAGAAACTTCGCCAGAGGGTCTCTTCTGGTCTTTACAATTTCTACTGCTCTCTTGTAGAACATATTGTCTGTGTTACCAGACTCTTCGAAGGTCGCCTTGATCTTCACCCAATTCTCGTAGGTGTGCTGATCCATACGGGTTTTAAATTGAATACTACTAGCTATAATAGCAAGTAGTTTCAACCCGTCAACTTTGTGTTGATTTCAAAAAAGTGTTGAAGAAATTATTAAATCTTAAATAAAACGGAGAGAGTAGGATTCGAACCAACGGAAGCTTTCACTTCGGCAGTTTTCAAGACTGCTGCCTTAAACCACTCGGCCATCTCTCCAAATTTTCAGCGAACTTCAAAGTCCAGTTTACGAACCTTGCGTTGCTTTCTTTGTTCTTGCCACAGGATATCTTCTTGTGTAAGAACACCCTTTTTATTTTTGGGTTGATAAGAGTTTAGCATAATAACATTAGATAAGTCAAGTGCTGAAATCTTATCACCACGAATAGTCGCCATATTAGGGCAACCACAAGTCACCGTTTTATTCTGATGCCCCTCTAACTCCTTACCACAGGAGCGGCATCTTATCTTAATGTTATCCATTATAAGTTAACTGTATTCAGTTTTCAGTTATTTATATGAAACTTCGGATGTTGCTTGTCCTTACTATAACGCCCACCTTTACTCTTCTGGGGCGGTAAAGTTTTTTGTGCGTGACAATTAGGACAGACCACTTGTAGGTTTTCAGGAGAATGGTTAAAAGGGTCGTCGTCTATGTGGTCCACCTCAAGGCAGATTCGTCCTGTATGGATGTTTGTGCCAGACCAACCACAAAGAGAACACTTACCCCCGCTCGCTTCCAGTAGATAGTTTCTTATGTATCCTGGCGTATCCCCCCTATCAGTTGATAATGCGTTGCCCGCCAACCAGTTCTCTACTTTTAGTTTCTTCCTACCAGCGGCACTACACTCATTGGAGCAAAACTTACCAGTGCTCTTCTTGGTCTGGTAGTCAAACTCCACACCACAGTGTTGGCAAGTGGCAGTCTTCCAGGCGGTTCTCTTACGCTTGGGCGTATTTTTGTTATTATAAATGGCGGCACAGGATCGGGAGCAGAACTTAGGTTTATCGTGCTCGCATCCGCAGTTTAGACAACTATTCATAATAGAAACAAAGACCTATTATTATTTATAACATAAGTCTCCGTTTCTATTAAGTTGTCAGTAAACTCTAATAATGCCCGATACAGGTAACGCTCCCGTCAATGTCTGAGTGTAAATCAGGTCCCTTCACTTGCTGGGTCATCGGGCAGGTCTATTACACCTGAGTGTATCAACATTGTAGCATATACTCTACAGTTTTGGCAACATCTTCCATAGCCAGTCTCAAATCTTCCCTCTGCCCAGATTCTTGTCTGCAGATAGGGCGTCGGTCATCAACAAGAGTCCAACGCCATTGATTCATATCAGCACAATACCACAGATTAATTTTCATTCTTCTGATATTCTAGTTTGATCCAGTTTAAAAGAGCATAAGTTTCTGATAGTTCTAACTTATGATCTTGGTAGTCAGTATCTTCCAACATACCCTCTCTTTCATAAAACTCAATCTCACTAGAAAGATAATCAATATAATGATTGATGGCGGTGATAGTAAGTTGCCTATCCCGTTGTGAAATAAGAGACATAAGACTTCTCAGTATACTACTATCTATTCAGGCAAGTATCTCCCACTTGCCCATCAAGTTTTTTATGTTCTGCTGTATGAATTCCTTGTATCAACACAAAAGTGACTAAAAGAACTGTAGGCACTGCCCACATTTCATTTCCAATTGCTCTAAGGATCTTTAAAAGTTTAATCATAAAAAAGGGGTCCGAAGACCCCAGTATTATAGCATAAATCAGAAGCTATAACGAACTTTAACTTCACCACCAAGATCAAGGACCTCAGAACTCATACCATACTCACCAGCAACTTTCCCTTTGAGGGAAACTTTCTTAGCAAGAGGATAAGAGAAACCTACTTCACCAACGGCAACACCTTCACTCTTAGTTTTACCAGTGTTGAACTCATAACCAGGACCGATTTCGCCATAGACTTTCAGACCAGACTTACCAACCTTTTCATCATAACCAACACGAAGTTCGGTTTGAGAACCTTTGTAGGTGCTCTTATCACTGGTAACAGAGATACCAGAGGTGGTCTTACTTTCTACATATGGACCAGCAAGGGCAGGTGCCGCAATCATCGGAAGTGCCATTGCGGCAAGAGCGATTGCTTTCATAAAAATCTCCTTTTATAAACATTAAATGTCTTCAATAAAAAAGACCCCTATATTCTAACAGGGGTCTTTAAGTTTGTCGTTAAGGTTTAGTTAACAATCAATGTGGACAGTTAGGTTCCACAAACCTTCTATTTCAGAAGGTGTACTTCACACCAGCCTTGATGTTGCTGGTCAGGTCATCACCAGTCAGGAACCAGTACTCACCATAGACGCTCAGGTTGTCGGTAGCGGCAACAGAAGCACCTGCCTTACCAGAAACCTTAACGGTTGCGTCACCACCTTCAGGAGTGGACAGTGCAGGACCAACCTGAACATAACCGTTAACGGTAGGAGACAGAGCACCTTCATAACCAAGATGTGCTTCGGTCAGAGTACCGATGTAGTCAGAACCAACGACACCAGCGTTAGATTCTACATTAACATAAGGGCCAGCGAACGCAGCCGAAGCAAGGAAAGGAGCAGCAGCAACAGCTGCGATTGCGGATTTAAACATAATAGTACCTCTAAGTTTCTCGCAGAATTATACCTGCGGATGTAAGGAGAATCGACTTTCTCCGTTTCAGTGACTCAACGAGTATTTGAGGTTTTATCACTTGAACATATTTATTTTAACATTCGCTTAACCTTTTTGTCAAGGGGGTGGTTAACCGAATCTTTTAAAAAGCGGAGTATCGGATTCGAACCGACGACGAACTGCTTGGAAGGCAGCCATTCTACCACTGAATTAACTCCGCAGGCGGTGGGAGATTGCTCTCCCAAACACTTGCCCACACGGAAGGGATTATAAGACGGAGTTTTATTTCCGTCAAGCCCCCGCTCGGAATCGAACCGAGAATCTTCCGCTTACAAGGCGGATGCAGTAACCGTTATGCTACAAGGGCAGGCTCCTGCTGCTGGGCTCGAACCAGCGACATCCGGATTAACAGTCCAGCGCAACTACCAACTGTGCTAAGCAGGATTACAGGGGTTTAACACCCTGTTCCTTACAAAGTTTGAAGTAGAGTTTATAATACCTCTGCTTCATCTCAGCAAGGATTTTATTGTCCTCTTCAAAACCCAATTTCTTGGTATGGGCATAACACCCCTCAAGTTCTCCAATTAATATTAGAATTTTTATTGGGTCCATAATGAAGAAAGGACAACAGGCACGGCTGGACTCGAACCAGCAATCGGCAACTTAGAAGGTTGATGCATTATCCATTATGCTACGTGCCCATAAGAGTAGTATACACTACTCAGTTTTGTTTGTCAAGATCAGTCCCAAGAAACATTTTGAACAAGGAAACCAGGCATTACATAAGTCCAAGCACCCAAGTCATTATGACCACCAACCTTGTAGTCCCACTTGTATTCAAACTTATTGTGACTATCCCAAGTCATATATCCCTGCTCCTTATCAAAGCGACCCTTGATAGTGAGAGAGTGCTTATTAGAGAAGATGTTACGAGTGCGAAGTGCTCCACCCTTTTCACGGGTTTCAACTACTACACAAGTATCAGGATAGGTTTGAATACCTTGCTCCAACAAACAAGGAGTTTCATAACGAAATGGGCGATAAGTTTGCTCTGGTGTTGCAAGTGCAGGAGCACCAGAAAGAATCAGAGCAAGAGCAATGAGTTTTTTCATCCTACAACCCTCCAGCATACAGTAGCGTTTCCTTTTCTTGTAGATTCGATGTGAGCAAAAGCAGAATAAGAAAGGTCTAAATCTGCGTGGGAGTAAGGACCACGATCATTCACTCTTACAATCACTTGTTTGAGATTGTCTTGATTCGTCACCCGAATTTTTGTACCCATAGGTAGATAAGGATGAGCTGCAGTCCAACGATAAGCATCAAACCTTTCGCCGTTTGCAGTAGTTTGACCATGAAATCCATCTCCTAAACCATAGAAAGTAGCAATACCACAGGTAAGACCAGCAATTACAGTTTCAATCATTAAGGCAATTTTCAGTCCAAGGAGCACAAAGGCGCATCTCACCACCAAGCAGTTTCTGCGCCTCACTACCGTCAGGTGGTCTCTCAACCAACTTCGGTCTAGGTATTATAGGGTCTTCTGGGTTTTCCGTCAAGTACTTCTCAATGGCGACGTCAACGTCCATGGTGACCCGCCTCTCGGTCTTCTCAGGGTCTCTGATGATAAGTTCATTGAGAATACCAAGTGGAAGATATTTTCTCTGTAACTCATCCAACATATCCCAGAGTTTGGTTTCACTTATCCCAGTAAATGTTGAGAGTGCTGCGATAAGAAGTGATACGATAATACTTACTTTTATTATCTCTCGTTTATCTGGTTTTTTATTTCCAAACTGAAAGTTAATCATAAGGGAGAGTAAGCAGCACTCCCCTTATATATCACTCTTCAGTCACTTCTTCAGTCACTTCTTCAGTCACTTCTGGTTCTGGAAGGGTTACGCCGATTTGAGCCAAATACTCAATTGCTCCCTGAATTTTCCAAAGCAGTTCCCGATTTGTAGTCATTTGTTGGTCTAGATTATTTCTTTGCTCTAAAAGATTTGCTAGATGTTGTTGTTGTTCGGTCATTTCTGTTCCCAATCTATAGAATAAAAAGTAAAGGGGAAGTAAATCCCTCCCCCTATATATTCAGTTTTTTTAAACCTCTACCGTGATCAGTCGGTTAGCATAATCATGTGCATAATGTGTGCGAGCACCATGATGCCCCCAACCAATCCAACTATACGCATAGTCCATGTAACGATTGATAGACTTACCAGGAGTTTTCATCCTGTCCTCAATTCGTTGCCATTGAACCTCAGTCGTTAGATAACGAAGTTGCGTGTGTAAGTCTGATGGTTTCCCACCATACTTATTAGCAAAAGCACCCAATCCATAATAACGGTTGGCAGATGTCCATTGAATCAGTCCGTAACCGCGTCCGCAGTTACTCCAACTGGTTCTGCTACCACCTTCGCAGATATTAGGCACGAATGTTGATTCCTGTCTAATATTGCCCATGATAGTAGCAAGGGCGTTTCTGTCTGTAATACCACGCTCCTGGAAGTATGCCAGGGTAGCATTCTCATTTTCATTACACCCTTTACAAATTAGCCTTATCTCTTTTGGCTTTTCGGGAGCAACCTCTTTGGTCGCTGTCTTCTCATCTACAAGATTCAATACATCAGTAATAAATGGGGGAGGACCCTGCATCTTGTAGTTTACGAATGGCAGTGTTGCCGCATTGGTTGTAACCGTTGCCAGAAGGGGCAGGGCTACAGTAAAGAAGTTTTGCACTAAATTTAATTGAACTCTACATCCGAATAGAAGGGGGGTATACCACAACCATCTCTGGGGGCACCTTCCTCGGCTCTAATGTCACTTCAATGACTCATAATAAAAAACCCAACCAGAAGTTGGGTCTACACATAATAAGTGATTATTTATCTTTTGTCAAGAATTTGATTTTAAAGGCAGTTTCACTAAATACTTTTAGTGTTTATCGCAACTCAAATGAAAAGACTATTTCTAGCCTTTTCGTTATTCTTAACAACTCCAGTCTTTGCAGGGGAAATCACCCATAAGATTGTTGATTCGGTACAACTGACTGTTGATGGTGCTGCTTCTGCCGCAACCAGAATCGGTTCTTCATATGCTGTAACTGGAAGCAACATTTCCGCTACAACTTTCGGTGGTCTTACCGCTCCAGCAAGCACCACTGCTGCTGCTACCCAGATTCAGGGTTCTTATGATGTAAACACCGCTGGTCAAGCATTCAGTTTCTCTGAATCCTTTACTGCTGGTGATGCTATTCCAAGTGGTACAACAGTAACCTCTGGTGTTGTTGGTTCTCTTCCTTCTTTCGGAAGCGTTACCACTTCTTCTGGTGGTGTTGCTGGTTCCCTTGCTGGTTCTCTTTCTGGTACTGGTGTTCCTACGGTTACTGCTGGTGGTGCTGGTACTCAAGCAGTCGGTCAAAGATCCATTGAGTTAAGCGTATTTAAATGAGACTTATAAATCCCGTCTTGCTAGTAGCGACGGGATTTATATCCCCCGCTCTAGCAGTGCCCGTTACGCCTAACTTCACCAGCGGCACAATGACTTCACACACGGAGTCCACAACAACTGTAAATGAAACTATTCGCCAAATTGATTATCAGACAGGATGGAGTTACACAGTTACAGGGACAAACATCAATATTCCCGCAACACCAAAAGTAGGAACACCCTATACCATTATGGAAAATGGTGCTCCATTCCAGTTCACGGAAACTTATTCGGGACCAGGAATGATCAAAGACACAACTGTGAATCGCAGCACAACCATAATGTCGGTTACAGATACAACAAGTGTCTTCACACAATAGCATCCGCCCTTGTTCTCACTGCCTTTGCGACCCCTGTATATGCGGAAGGGGATACTCCAATCACTGCGGTTGCAAATCCACAGGCAACCTCAACAGGAAGTGTAACAAACCAGGCGGTTCAGGTCTTACAAGGTCCATACGTTACCAACTCATACGGTGGTGGCGTAAGTTGTCAAGGACCAACCTTTAACCTGACACCATTTCTTACTACTACAAATAGTGGTCAAAGACCATTTGAGGAACTTGCGAATATTGATAATGATCCTACCACTCCTTTAGAAAGAACTGGACAGAAGGACAACTGGGCAAAGAACTTTGGAATCTCTGGGACCATCTCCATTCCTTTGGATGGTGGTCTACAAGCACGCTGTAAGGAAGCAGCAGAGACTTGGACTAATCGCCAGAAGGCGGAGACTGATAAGGCTCGTTTGGACTTTGAGCTCGTCCGCCTCTTAAAATGC